ATGGAAAAAAACTATAGGTCAATAATAGCAATCATAATAAGCTTTTTTTTACTTATAAATATAATGAACATTAATATTGTATCTGCTGCGGGAGAAACAACTCTTCCAAGCGGCTCAACCCTTACTGGGACGATTTCAACAGCAGGGACTGAAAACTGGTATGTTATAAATGTGACGTCTGCCGGGAATTATACAATCGAAACATCACAAAGCGGTACTCTTGAAGACACCGTTATGTACCTATATGACCACACTAAAGCAACTGAAATAGGGTATAACGACGATATTAGTTATCCAAGCAATCCTTATTCGCGAATTAGCATTGACCTATCAAAAAATATTAACTACTTTGTTAAGGTAAAATTTTGGTCATCAAGTGAAACTGGCTCGTATAAAATATCTTTAACTAAGAATAGCACACCTTCGTATACAACCGAAACAGTTTCAAAAAAATTCTCAGCACTACATGCTGCAAAAGATACCGATCCTTTTGATGCAAAAGCATTTGCTCAGGCTATGATAAATAATAGCTGGACAGCAACTGTTACTTCTGATAACAGTATGTGGTCAGATACTGGAACGCTTACAAATATGAAGAGTTCTGCTCCCAATATAATGTATTGGTCAGGTCATGGGCTATCCAGTGGAAGAATGAGCTATTTTACATCTGGGTATAGCGGAACGGTTCTTACGGGTTCCCAAAGAGTAGCTGCTTTGCAAAATCCAAATCATTCATGGACAATACACTGCAATAATTATTATGTGGATTATAGTTCAGCATCTCCAATGCATGGGCTTGTTGGAACAAGTTGGAATGGCAGCTTGGATTGGGTTGTACTAGCAGTATGTAATCAGCTAACAACCCCTGAAAATAGACAAGCATGGTCAGAGACTATGAAAGGCAGTTCGCGAAAAGTCAAAGGAATTATGGGGTACTCTTCAACTGCGCCTGTTAGTGGTGATGACACAATTGCATCTTCATTTGTAGATCTTTGCTTTAATTCTACATATAAAAGGGTTTTATTTGCTTGGCTGCAAGCTAATGGAATATCAAGCTCGTATACTGCTAGTGCATTATATCATTCAATAAATGAGGGTGACACATTGACTAGTGTAACAAAACACAATTCAAGTACAGGAAATAATTTCAAATACATGTATATGATAAATACCTCAACATATGAAACAGATATAACTCCATTTAGCAGCCTAAATACCTTTAGGAATATATATGAATTTGCTCCAAATATTAATAACTTAGTTGCGGCAAATCTAACGATGGTCAATATTTATGAATCATGTTCAAACAAATTATACGAAGAGATAATAATTGAAGAGCCTCAATATGAAAGCACTGAACTTGAAAATGAGAGGGTCGATTTTGAGCTTGATAATTTATATGAAACCAAAAACGAAACAGAAAAGAAACTTAAGTCGAAAAATGTTTTACCGAGTGATGCAGTGCTGAGAAATATAGTAACTTTTATCAGTGAAGACATTAGTGGTGAAAATGCTGAAGTACTGGGATACATGTTCAATTATGGACACTCCCTTGATGGCATTGATATAACATCAGATTTAAATGGAGATTATCTAAAAGTATTTGTTAACAAAAAGGGTATAGAATATGTGAAAAAACGTTGGACAAATATTGAAACAATAAAGTCCAAAAAGCAACTTGGTGATAAGAAAGTGATAAATGTACTTATAGGAAAAGAAAAAGTAAAAGAGTTGGTTAATAAATCCAAAAATAGGGAAATAGCAAACCAGATTAAAATAAGTTCAGGAAAGATAGTTTATGTAAGAAATGCTAAAAATCCAAATAAATATATACCAGCATGGGAATATGAACTTGACAGCGGTGAATTAATTCACGTTGATTGTATTAGTGGCGACATAGTTGAAGAGTAATAAGAACTATGGGCGGTTAGGTATTCAAAAATGCATAAAGGGTTATTTAACAAATAACCCTTTATGCATTGCTAAAGAAAGGAGTAAATAAAAAGTGAATTACCGGATAAACAAGATAAGAAATATAACGTTTATTTTACTTATAGTATTTGCTCTTTCTAATATGACTGCATGTCAAAAGGCAAATAACAAAGTGCCTGACACTGTCGTGAGCAAGCCTTCAACAACAAGGGATGCATTTCATGAAAAAACGCAATCTGAAAATTACTTTGACTGGAAGAATGGTGTTAAAACAAAAGATATACTAGATTATTTAAATGTACCAATCGAGGAAAGAAAAAAAGAGATAGAATCCATATCTTCCGTTTTTGACAAAGGCAATACAATATATCTTAAAACAAAAAGTGGAAATCATAAAGCGTCAATAAGCGATAAACGAGCCGAAACCGTTAATCACTATGGGAGAGCCTTGGATAGAAGATATACATATATTCACGGCTTTTTGTTTTATGATACTATTGAAAACAGAGAAATTAATGTAACAAATATAGTTGATTTAAAAGACTATGAAACCGATCATGTTAATGGTCTTGAAGTTGATTACTGTCAAAATAAAGTATTAATTTCTTGCCACAGTAAAAATGTAAATAAAGATATGACAACCTGGGGTACATACTTGGAGACTGCTTTCCCAACATATCTGCTTTTTGATTTACAGGATTATTCATATGAGTTTATAAAGCTTTCAAAAATTGTTTACGATAAAAACAATGCTGATACTAGTGCAGATGCAATATTAATTGACAGTAACAAGATTCTCATATCATATAAAGACCGGAAAGTTTCAAAATGCAAGGCAATAATTTATGATTTAAGTATAAAAAAAGTTATTGAAGAATACGATTTAGATTGGAATTTTAAAATAGCTCACAGGATTGCAGATTGTGTTGTGTCGCCTGATGGGAAGTATCTTCTATATCACGAGTCGGGGCAAACACCAGTTGAATTGTTTTTGTATGATATTGAAAAACGCAAAGAATATAATGTGGTTGACCATGAAACTGAAAGAGAAGAAATTTATACTTTCTATAATTGGGACAGTGAAAATATTTTCTTTTATGGAGTATATAGCATTCCTATGGCTGAATGTATGGTCTATATGAGAAAATTAGATGAAGTTCGATGAAACCATGCTTTAAAACCATATTTGCGAATGAGGAAGGAGAATAAAAATTGTTCTATATCAAACAAATGTCCCATATTATTACAATATTCATAATAATGTTTATAATGCTGCCAATGGTCGGTTGCAGCACCAGTGAAATCCCAGAAACTACGATTGACAACACTGCTTTGTTTTCCACGCCGTCTCCGACACAAAGCGGCAAAACTGAGACTTTCAGTTACGGCGGACTCAAGCTCGAAGTAACAAATGTACGTGAAATTAAGGCCGAGAGCAAAACTGATGACATGGGCAAGTCTTGGGAATATAAGGTGTTTGTTTGCTATCCAGGCGCAAGAGCAACTATTCTTGACGCCGATATGAGCGATCCAGGTTTAAATGCAGATGGCAAGACTCATGCGAAATGGGCCATTCTGTCGGCTTCGGGCGAAAGGACGGACATTGTTGACGGCATGCAGCCATTTGACGTTTCAAGCAACGTGGTTTATATATATGACCCTGAATCGAGCTTGGCTGTGTTAAAGTTTGAGATGTGCGAAAATGACAAATAGAGTGAAAAATGTGTTTTGCTTTAAGAAACCGGCGTTTTGGATAGTATGCGCGGCGGTGGTTGTCGCGGCCGTCGGGGCCGTATTGCTGATGGCGAATCCGGCCCAGACCCTTGAGCTTCCGGACACGGCGTTGGTTTTTAAGGTAGGGCATTGGAAATAAGACTCATGTTCTATTTCCAACCCCCTTTATTTTAAATAATACTATTAATGTGATTTTATATAATTAAAATTGTTTTGATTGGAGAACCCAAATGAAAAAATATCTTTTTTTTCTGTTAATAATAGTATTTTTAAGTACTTCAGCTTGTAGCACTATAAGTGAAAATGATTCTAAAAAACATTCATCACTAAATAGCAAACCTATACAGGTGAATGATAGTGAAAATGAAACAATTGAAGATGCCTTAAAAAAAGCAATAATTGATACATACAGCATAATTAAGGGAAATACTGAGATTTTAAAAATAAAAAAATATGCGCAAGGTTACCTGGTTTTAGTGCTACGTCAAGGTGAAAGTGGGGGTATTGCGATTTATTACGTTGAAGAAAAGGAAGGCAGAAATTTCATTGCAAACGGCGTAGCAGGAGACGATGCAGCAATGAGCATGGGATTTGGAGTAAACAGGCTTGTTCTTGGAAATGACACAATTTTCTTTTGTAATCTTAACGACTCAACATGGATACCTGAAAACGATACAAGGAAAGAAACGAATTATGCCAGGATAGTTTTTGATTTTGATGATGGCAATACAATAGAAGAAAAGGTAGAAAACGATAGGGGGTATATATTAATTTATAATGGTGTTGTGAATGTTAAAGACATGAAACTGTACAATGCCGACAATAAACTTGTGAATGTTTATAAAGATGTCGGCGCTACTAAAGAGGTAGACTACCGTCTTTTAAATAGTCAATAAATCTGAAAGATTGAATGGCTTCTTCGAGTTCCATAAATTACATCATAACGATTAAGTGATGATAATTGTCACAAAAACCTCCCTTGTTTTGTCTTAATTGATAGAGACACACAGGCGGAGGTTTTTATTTTGAGAAAAATGTACAGTTAATAGTATTTTAATTTTATTCAAATCGCCTTGGATCAACAAAAGCCGGTTCAAGGCTTCTCCAATAGATAGTTCTATAATATGCAACATCACCGGGCAAATAGAAGGGCGGTAATAACATTGCACTGCATATCCCAAAGAGAAAAAATTGAAGCATTCTTTATGAACAACGAAAAGAAAAATTCGGCATGACAACACCTGCCGGACTTTAATTGAGGCTGAGCGTATGGCGGGTGCTGCCGTGTAGGTTGGAGCTGACGAGGTTGATATTGTATGGTCTGGACTTCATGCAATATCAAGCGGTTCTCTGCCAATATACATAAGGCAAAAGCTATACGCCGGATACGATTCCATCCCCGTACAAAAAGACAATACAGTGCAAAAAGCGATGATGACCCTACTGGCAGGGCACTGCTTGATAAAATAGTTTTTGCGGCCGAGTTTACGAATTTCAGTAAACTCGGCCGTTTTTGTCTTTGCGCCTTTTTTACTGGGTGCCGCAGTCCTCCCCGCCCCCTTTTCCCTGAGCTTTCGGGAAAGGAGGTGAAAACGGATGGACAAGGAGTATTTCATTGAACTAAACGGCAGGCAAATTCCGGTCAGCAAGGAAGTATACTATGCCTTCAAGCGTCCTGCTTGGAAAGAGCGCAAACGCAGACAGGTTCGCGCGGAAAAGGAGCTTTCGCTTGAAGCGTTTGCGGACGCCGGGTTTGAGATTCCTTCCGGTCAGGCGCTTGTTGACGAGATTGTCGAGGACAAGCTGTTATTGGACATGCTGTTCAGGGCGCTTTCGGAACTGACCAACGATGAAAGGTTCCTGATTGATGAATTATTTTATCAGGAGAAGTCGGAACGCATGGTTGCCAAAGAAACAGGGGTTTCGCAAAACACAGTAAATTACCATAAAAATAGGATATTGGAAAAACTCAGAAGGCTTTTGGAGAAAAAATTTTAGCTTTTTCTCTATCACCCGCCCCTTCACTTTCCTTTGGATTGTGAGGGGGTTTTTCTTTTCCTCGAAACGGAGGTGAAGGACATGAGAAAAAGTGTGAATGCCGCTTTGATACAAAGCGAGGAAACGACGGAAGAACTGGTCGGCATCCTGACCGCCATCAGCGTTGTGTCAAAGCGGCTGGCAAAAAAACTGGCGGCGCTCGAAAAGCCGCATGATGAAGGGAGGGACAAGACTGATGGAACAGCCGAAACCGCTGCTGCCCATGCCGATTAAAGCAGTGCCGTATAAGCATCAGATTAAGGCATTCAACTTTGTATGCGAAAAGTTCGGGCTTATCCCTTCGCAGACTATGCAGTCTGCAGGCACGGCCTTGCTCATGGAAATGGGTACCGGCAAGACCATCGCCAGCATCGCAGTCACCGGCGCTTTGTATAAGGAAGGCAGGATCCGCAGGGTTCTGGTGGTGGCGCCTCTTTCCATCTTAGGCGTCTGGCGGGAAGAGTTCGAGAAATTCGCGGATTTCGATTACACGCTGGTGGTACTCACCGGCAGCGGCGCAAAGAAAACCGACACACTGCGGCATATGCGGGGCACGCCCCTGCAGGTGGCGGTCATTAACTACGAGAGCGCATGGCGTCTGGAAAAGGAACTGACCGCATGGAACCCTGACCTCATCATTGCGGACGAGGGACATAAGATAAAGACCCACAACATTGCGGTATCCAAAGCCATGCACCGGCTGGGCGCAAGGGCGCGGTACAGGCTGCTGCTTACAGGAACAGTTATTACCAATAAGGCCATCGACGTGTTCAGCCAGTACAAATTCCTCAATTCCACTATCTTTGGCCAGAGCTTCTATGTATTCCGAAACCGCTACTTCGATATGGTCGGATACGGTCAGCACACACCGGTGCTGAAAAAATCAATGGAACAGGATTTGATGAAAAGGCTCCACAGCATCGCTTTCCGGGCAACCAAGGCCGAGTGCCTTGATTTGCCGGAGACCACCGACATTGTGCGGTATGTGGAGTTGGAACCTGCCGCCATGAAGATTTACAGGGATCTGGTCAAGGATAGTTACACAGAGCTTGGGCAGAGCGAAGTCACCGTCACGAACATACTCACCCGGCTTCTCCGTTTGTCGCAGCTTACGGGCGGTTTTCTCGGGGACGACGAGGGCAACGCGCCCCAGCGGGTCAGCACGGCCAAGCAGGAGGCGCTGGAGGATATCGTCGAGGATGTTCTTCAGGAAGGCAAAAAGCTGGTGATTATGGCGCGGTTCATTCCGGAAATCAACGCCATCTGCCGGATGCTCGAAAAGAAAGAGATCGGGTTTTCCCTTATCATGGGCGGCGTAAAAGACCGCGAGGAGCAGGTGGCGGCGTTTCAGAACGACCCGGAGGTGCAGGTGTTTGTCGGACAGATTGCAACGGCGGGGCTTGGCGTGACACTGACAGCCGCCAGCACCATGGTGTTTTATTCCCTTGACTACAGCATGAGCAATTTCGAGCAGGCGAAGGCGCGCATTCACCGCGTCGGGCAAAAGGAAAACTGCACCTATCTTTATCTGACGGCAAAAGGCACGGTCGATGAAAAAGTTCTGAAGGCGCTGAGAAACAAAGCGGATCTGGCGAGGATGCTGGTGGACGATTACCAGAGCGGGCTCAATCCTTTTGCGGCAAGGGGGTGAAGTACATTGGAAAGCGAAAAGATGTTTGAACTGGCCGAGCAGCTTAAAGAACTTAAGGACTTGAAGAAATCAACAGAGCAGGAACTCAAGGAAATAAACGACAGGATCGACGAGACAGAATACCGCCTGTCGGAGCTGATGGCGGAAACCGAAACGCAGAACTTTACCCGGGGCGGCGTGATGTTCTATCTGACCGGCACGACGAGGGCTTCTGCTGTGGCAGGCCGGAAAGAGGAACTGTATTCCGCGCTCAAAAAAGCCGGGTTCGGCGACCTGGTCTATGAAACGGTCAACGCCAACTCCCTGTCGGCATTTGTCAAGGAGCAGATGGAAGAAAACAACGATGAGCTTCCCGGCTGGCTTTCAGGACTTGTGAACGTCTTTGAAAAAACCTCGGTCGGGATGAGAAAAGCGGCAAAGTAATTATGCGAAAAGTAGAAAACACATTGAAAAATGGAGGTATGGAATTATGTCAGCTAAAAAAGAAACGTCATTAACCAAGCAGGACAACGGTTTTCTGAGGCTTGCCAATTTCAACATGGCAGGAATGATGGCAGAAGAGCTGGACGGCCTGGATATGAGCTTTGAGAGGATTAAAATCCCGTCGGCGGGCAGCACCGTTTTTGAAGTGCCCGGAGAAAACCCGGGCGAACCGGATGCGGTCAAGGAATTTTCAGCAGTGATTTTATACCATCATCCGCTTCATGCCTACTATAAGACCAAGTATACCGGAGGAAACCAGCCGCCCGACTGTGGAAGCTTCGACGGCATAACCGGCGAGGGCGACCCGGGCGGAAATTGCGCCGCCTGCCCGCTGAACCTGTTCGGCACTGGCGAAAACGGCAGCAAGGCATGCAAGAACCGCCGCAGGATCTATGTGCTGCGCGAGGGGGAGATTTTCCCGCTGCTCTTGTCACTCCCCACCGGCTCCCTTAAGGAATTTACCAAATACATCAAGAGGCTGCTGTCCAAGGGCAGGAAATCCAACAGTGTGGTAACCCGCTTTTCTTTAAAGAAAGCGACAAACAGCGGCGGCATCGCCTATTCGCAGGCGCAGTTCGCCGTCGACAGGCCGCTCACTTCCGAGGAATATGCGCTCATTGGCAGGTTGTCCGAGCAGGTCAGGGCATACAGCAAACACGTCGGCTTTGAGGTGGATAATGCGGCTGAAATTGACAGTGATGAAGCGCCGTTTGCGGATCCCGAAACCGGAGGGGTTACCCCACCCCACGAAGCAGGCTTCGCGGGGGCCCCGGTTGAACCTTTGAAATGAAATACAGCCTGTGGCGGGGAGCGCGGCGCATGCCGCCTCTCAGCTTCAGGCGGCAAGGAGGAGCTATGGAATACAGATGCGTGACAGATTTAGCTAAATTGCAGGACTATCTTGGCGGAGCGCGGCTGGTTGCCTTCGACTTTGAAACCGCGCCTCGGGAGGGATACCGCAGTGATGTAAAGTCAGCGCTGGACGCGCACAAAGCTGACATTGTCGGCGTGAGTTTCTCCGTTTCCGAAGGAACGGCGGTTTATGTTCCGTTAAGGCATAAAACCGGCAAGAATGCCGGTTCGCCTGAAAAGGTCATGCGATGGCTGGCGGAGAGAGTATTTGCAAATAGAGAGATTGTGAAAATAGCGCATAATCTGAGCTTCGAGGCGATGTTTTTATATGCCCTCGGCATCGTACAGCAGCCACCCTGCTACGACACCATCGCGGCGGCGCAGATGACGCTGAAAAGCAATACAACTTTTAGGACACTTGCAGACAGCGGGCTGAAAACGCTGGTGCCGGAGCTGTTCGGCGAAAAACTGCCAGGCTTTGAAACGGTGACGGCAGGCAGGTATTTCGATGAATTGGATCCGCAGGACGAAGAAACCATCCGCTATGCCTGCGCCGACAGCGATTATACACTGCGGCTGTATTATCTTTTCAATAACTGGTTTGACCGGTATCTGCCCAAGCACCGCTTTATCGTGGAAAAGCTCGAATCGCCCGCCTCCGTTTATGTCGGTTTGATGAAGTACAATGGATTGCTGGTGGATGAAGAACTGATGCTTAAAAAACAAGCGGAGGCCGAGGAAAGAATTAAGCAATTAAAAGAAGAGATCGCTTTTATGATCGGCGACGTGAATATTGGGGCGAACGCTTCAACCTCGGCTTTTAAGAAATATCTTTATGACGACCTGAAGTTGCCGGTATTTAAAACAACGGCCAAATACCAGGAGGCTATGGACGACGAGGCCATGATCCTGCTTGCGGAATGGTGCCGCGAAAACCGACCGGAGCTTGCAGCGCTGTTTGAACTGGTGCAGGAGTACCGCAAATGGGGCAAGATCAAGTCCACCTACATAGACGGGTATCTGGAGCATATCGACAGCGTCACCGGCAGGATTCATCCTGACCTGTTTCCGCTGGGCACTGAAACGGGACGCTTTGCGGCAAGAAATCCAAATTTGCAAAACTGTCCCCGCAAAGACAACGACCCTGTTGGCGTGCGCAATTTCTTTATTGCTCCAACAGGTAAAGCACTGCTTTCACTGGACTTTTCCCAGATCGAGCTTCGTGTCGGAGCGTTCTATTGCCGGGACGAGAGGATGCTGGAAACCTACCGGAACAATGGAGATATCCATGCCCAAACTACATCCGTTATCTACCGCATTCCTTTCGAGCAGGCGGCGGACAAAAACGCCGAACATTACAAGGAACGCCGGGCTACCGCCAAAAACTGCAACTTCGGGGTGTTCTACGGCCTGTTCCCAAAAGGGCTTCAGCGGAACCTGAAATTCAAGGCGGGACTGGACACTCCGCTTCCGGAATGCGAGCGGATTATAGCAAATCTTAAAGCAGGTTATCCAAAGCTCGCCCAGTGGCAGGAGGAAACAAAAAAGCGCGCGGCATCAAGGCGCTATACGGAAACCTGGCTGGGCAGGCGGCGCTATCTGCCGGATATTGCTTCCGCCGACTGGGGCAAAAAGAGCTTCGCCGAGCGGTGCGCGCTGAACACTCCGATACAGGGAACGGCGGCGGATATTTTGAAGCTGGCGCTAGGCCGCATCATTGAGGGACTGCCCTGGAGGATGTGGCTGCGACCGGTTTTGCAGATACATGACGAGCTGGTGTTTGAGCTTCCGGAGGACAAGGTGCGCGAGGCGGGGGCATTTATTAAAGCCTGCATGGAAGAGCGGCCTTTTGAGGAGTTTGACGTGCCGATTGTTGCAGAAGCGGCATTCGGAGTGAGGTTTGGAGAATTAAAGGAAATAATCGAGGGGGTTAATACATGAGCATAAGCAAATACAACGCCGAAGGATACCTTGATCTGACGGCTTATGAAGCGCTGCTTGCCATTGAGCGGGAAGCAAAAAAAGCGGCATTCCGTCCGCTGGTGTTCATCTGCTCGCCGCTGGCAGGAGATGTTGAGCATAATTTGGAGCGGGCAAGGTGTTACTGCCGGTTTGCCGTAATGAAAGGCGTAATACCGCTGGCCCCCCATCTGCTGTTTCCGCAGTTTATGGATGATAGCGACAAAGCCGAAAGGAACCTTGCCATCTTTATGGGATTGGTTCTGCTCTCAAAATGCCATGAACTGTGGTGTTTCGGTAATAAAATATCCCCCGGCATGGCGATAGAACTGGAAAAGGCGAAACGGCTCAGCATCCCCGTCCGGCATTTCACCGGGCAATGCGCGGAGGTGAAGGAACATGCAAGGGGTTAAAGCGCTCAATATTCCCATCGAGGAGTTTTTGCGCCCGTTTTTCGACGCGGGCGAAACGGTCTGCCTGCGGATATTCAGCGACCGGAAAGATCCGGCCTTCAAGGGCGCTAAGCTGGAATGCCCGGCGGGCAGGATCGGCAGCATGATGGAAACTTTAAAAAAACATAACGCAAAGAACCGGGGCATTTTCTTTGTCGTCAACTGCGGTGGCCATGAGGACGCGGACATTACCCGCATCAACGCGCAGTTTGTGGAGTGCGACAGCCTGAGCTTCGAGGAGCAGCTTGCCGCAATTGAAGCGTTTCCAGTCGAGCCGTCGCTGATTGTCAGGACGAAAAAATCGCTGCACACATACTGGCTGATGAAGGATGCAAAAGTTGAGGATTTCCGCAGGGTGCAAAAACGCCTGATTGCCAAATTCAACGGTGATCCGGCCTGCGTCAACGAAAGCCGGGTGCTCCGCCTGCCAGGCTTTTACCACTGCAAGGAAGAGCCTGTCATGGTGGAATGCATCAAATTCAGCCCCGAGCTGCGCTACACGCAGGAGGAGCTTGAAGCGGCGCTGCCGGATATCCGGGAAGAACCGAAACCCGGAACGCCCGCTCCGAAAGGAACGAGAAAAGGACTTGAATTGGTCGGCAGGCGCTGCCTGTTTATACAGCAATGCAGGGACAATGCAGAAACGCTCTCTGAGCATGACTGGTATGCGATGATTTCAAACCTTGCGGTTTTTGAGGGCGGCGAGCGGCTGATCCACGCCTTGTCAAAGCCATACCCTAAGTACAGCCATAAAGAAACGCAGGACAAAATTAATCATTTTCTGGAGAGCGGCACGAAACCCATCACCTGCAGAACGATCACGGGAAAAGGCTTCAAGTGCCCCAAGTTTGAGGACAGCTCCTGCGGATGCAAGGCGCCTGCCGCCCTCTGCTACAAGCCGCTGGCTGTGGAGGAACTGCGCGAATTTCTGTCCGGGCAGCCGGTTGCAAAGTCGGCTGTGGACAACGTGCAGAAAGCGCAGGAATTCATAAGGGATTTTTTATACAATGCGGATCCGGTCGTAGCAAGCACGTTCATTGAATACGAAATGAAGGAGCATTTTGGACTGAAAGCCGGAGCGGTAAAATCCCTTTCCGCATTGCAGAAGGATTTATACAAGGAATACCGCGAAAGCAAGGAAACAAAACGTGAAACCATGGGCGCAGAGCTACCGGACTGGTACGAACCCTCCGAGCGTGGCGGGCTGCGCTTTATCCCGGGCCTGCTGGCAAGCCATATGTCCAAAAACGTCAGCGCCTTTTACGGTGCAGAAAGCTATTACATCTACGAAAACGGCGTATACAAGGCTGCATCCGATCTGCAGGCGGCGGCTAAAGTGCGCGGGCATCTTATCGAGCGGTACGCAACCATGTCGGCGATCAACGACGCCGAAGGCCAGTGGCGCATGCTCATCTACAAGCCCATCCGGGAAATCAACTGCAACCCGTTTATCATCAACCTTAAAAACGGGCTGTATAACGTGCTGGACGGGAGCTTCAAGGCGCACACGCCGGAGTACTATTCTACGGTGCAGCTTAAAGCCTCGTACAATGAAAGCGCAAAGTGTCCGAAATTCATGGCCTTCCTTGAGAGCATTCTGGGAGACGCGGAAATCTATCTGATGCAGGAGATCTTTGGATACCTGCTCATCCCGGTCAACAAGGCGCAGAAAAGCTTTGTTCTGGTGGGCGCGCCCAACGCGGGCAAATCGACGCTTCTTTCAGTGGCGCAGGAAATCCTGCTCGGGGGCGAAAACGTCAGCAACATCCCGTGGCAGTCGCTTTCCGACCGGTTCAAGACAGCAGAATTGTTCGGGAAACTTGCAAACATCTTTGCCGACCTGCCTTCAAAAAGCGTGGACGACAACGGCATTTTCAAGGCATTGACGGGAGAGGACTACATCACTGCCGAACGCAAGAACAAGAATCCGTTCAGCTTCAAGCCTTACGCCCGGCTTTTGTTTTCCTGCAACGAGATCCCCCGTAACTACGGAGACCGAAGCGAGGGGTTTTACCGCAGACTCATTATCATCCGCTTCGAAAACCCGGTGCCGCCGGAAAAGCGTGATCCGAACCTGATAGAGAAGCTCGCGGCGGAACGTGACGGCATCTTTATGTGGGCGCTTGAAGGGCTCAAACGTCTGATTGCGAACAGCTATGCGTTTACGGAAACCGAAAGCACGAAAGCGGAGCTGCAGAGATACAAGGTGGAGAGCAACAGCACCCTGTCGTTTGTGGAGGAATGCTGCGTGCTGGAAGACGATGCGGAATGCGTCCGGGAGGAGCTGTTCCAGGCATACAGGGACTATTGCTTGAAAAACGGCTTCAAGCCAATGTCCCAGGCCAATTTCAACAAGGATGTGGAATCGTACGGAGAACAGGTCTGCAGAGCGGTAGACAAGCTGGGCAAGCGGCGAACGTGGCGCGGCTTGCGGCTGCGGGAGTAGTTTTTGACGGCCTTTGACGGGTTTAAGACCAGCGAAAACCTTACTACAGCTTGCTTCTGACGGATTTGACGGGTTTTTTCCTTTTCTTTTGCATGAAACCAGGGATTAGATAGGTATAGAGAAAAAATGAAATATATATAAAGGTATGTGGATTTCCTGTCAAACCCGTCAAAAAAATGAGGTGAAATTATGGCGGAAAAGGAAATTACGTCCGCAATCATGAGGTATTTAAAGTCTGTGCCGGAATGCTTCTGCTGGAAGGAGCATGGCGGCATGTACGGCACAGCCGGCTTGCCGGACATCATCTGCTGCATTAAAGGCAGGTTTGTCGCCTTTGAGGTGAAAGCAGCGTCCGGCAGGCTGACAAAGCTTCAGGAAGCAACGATGCGAAAAATCAAGGCTGCAAAGGGCGAGGCCTACAATGTTACAAGTGTCGAGGATGTCAGAACTGTTATAAACGGCTTATCCATTCTTGAAAACTTGGAGGTGGGCGCCCGTGATAGCGTGGAGATACATAGACAAACCGGCGGCGACGATCGCCGCCATCAAGGACTACAACAGCATGCGGAATGTCATCAACATTACGCCACAGGAAATAAAGGAACTTTACGACCGGATGATCAGTCCCCGGACGGCTAAGATAACCGGCCTTCCGAGGGTGTGGAACCCGCGAAGCGGAGAGGAAGCGCTGGCGGAGTCTCTGGATAAGCTGGACGTGCTTCAGGAACGCTACCGTCAGGCGATAGAATACATGGGCTGGTTTGAACCGGCGTGGGGCGCATTGACAGATGAGGAACAGCATATCCTGCGTGAGTTTTACATGACAGGCAATCAGCGTTCCGGGGCGGCTTCAAGGCTTCAGTGCGAGCTCAATTACAGCGAAAGACAGATTGAACGCCTGAGAAGCAAGGCGCTTTCCCGTCTTTCACTGATGCTGTTCGGCAAATAAAAGATGGCGGTTTGATGGCGGTTTGTTTGTTTTCATCTGTGCTATACTGATAACATGAAATAATATGTTAAAGCCACAGAAGCCTTTTGGGCAAACGCCCTGAGGGCTTTTTCTGTGCATGGGAGATGGGACTATGACGAAAAAACCCAAGCGCCCGTGCAGCTATCCCGGCTGTGCGGAGCTGACGGACGGAAGATACTGCGAGAAACACCAGAAACAAGCCGACTCATACTACAACAAATATGAGCGCGATCCTCAAACAAGGAAACGATACGGCAGGACATGGAAGCGCATCCGGGACAGATATATCTCAGAACATCCGCTTTGCCAGGAGTGCCAAAAGTACGGAAGGCTTACACCAGCTGAAGAGGTACATCATATCATCCCTTTATCCAAAGGCGGAACCAATGCAGACAGCAACCTTATGAGCCTGTGTAAGCAATGCCACTCATCGATTACTGCCCGCGAAGGGGAGCGGTGGGCAAGACGGTAGGGGGGTCAAAATCTCTGGTGGTTATGTTTCGTGCAACGGGCGGGGGGTCACGCGCGAAAAATCGCAGTTTCAAACGGGGTATATCCCCTGTTTATTTTTACAGGAATCGAGGTGATGTGTATGGCAAAGGACGGTACCAACCGCGGCGGGGCACGTATCGGTGCAGGACAGAAGAAAAAGCCTCTGGCGGATAAGATTTTGGAAGGAAACCCCGGCAGACGAAAGCTCATGGTAATGGAGTTTACGGATGCTGCGGAACTGGAAGGAGAGAGCATGCCGCCACCGAGGGATTATCTTGCTGCAAAGCAGAAGAACGGCAAAACAACATTGGCGGTGGAAATATACGAAAAAACATGGCAGTGGCTTAAGAAACGCAGGTGTGTTCATCTTATCCCTGCGCAGCTTATAGAGCAATATGCCCAGAGTGTGGCGCGGTGGATCCAGTGCGAGGAATGTATCACTGAATTTGGCTTTCTTGCCAAGCATCCGACCACCGGCAACGCTATCCCGTCGCCTTATGTGGCTATGAGTCAAAGCTTCATGAAGCAGGCCAACAACCTGTGGTATCAGATTTACCAAGTAGTGCGCGAAAACTGCGCCGGTGAATACAAAGGGGCAACGCCGCACGACGATGTGATGGAAAAACTCCTGACAGCAAGGAGAGGTGGTTGATTTGGACATACAGAAAATCAAAGCTGAGATGTTAAATCCTGCAGCATACAACCCGCGCAAGGACTTAAAGCCCGGCGACAAGGAATATGAAAAGCTTAAACGCTCGATAGAGGAATTTGGCTATGTGGAGCCGGTTATCTGGAACAAGAAGACCGGCAATGTGGTAGGCGGCCACCAGCGGCTGAAGGTGCTGCTGGATTTGGGGCAGACCGAAATCGACTGCGTTGTAGTGGAGCTTGACCCGCAGAGGGAAAAAGCGCTCAATCTTGCTTTAAACAAGATTCAGGGCGAGTGGGACGAAAACAAGCTGGCAGAACTGATGGCCGAGCTTGATGCAGGAGCATTCGATGTGTCGCTTACCGGTTTTGACGCTTCTGAAATAGACGAACTGCTTAACCGATGGTACTCCAAGGAAGCGGTGCAGGACAGCTTCGACATAGACAAGGCGCACGAGGAAATCGTGCAGCGCGAACCAATATCAAAGCGGGGCGATATCTGGCTTCTCGGGAATCATCGTTTGATGTGCGGCGACTCCACGAGCGAGGCTGACTTCGCAAAGCTCATGGACGGAGGTCACGCACAGGTGGCAGTTACCTCCCCGCCATACGGTGTAGGCAAAGAATATGAGAAGGCCGGAATTGAGCCGTGGTTTGAAACCGTCCGCCCGGTGATCAAAAATCTGTGCAGGCATGCGGATATTGTCTGCTGGAACTTAGGTGATCTCTATGCTACCGGCTCCCAGTTCATTGAGCCCACCAGCGTTTACAGCGTGAATATGTTTTTGGACAACGGCTTTCGCCCTATATGGATCCGTATTTGGAAGAAGCAAGGGCAAAACTTCGGCGTTGGACCCTATCACCTTGTTTCAAACAAGCCGGTTCAGCAGTATGAATACGTTTCGGCGTTCAGCAATAACGGCGAGGCAGAGGAATATAACGATCAGGAGTATATGTGGCTCTCGGCGTTCGCCGGGCACAGTTATAAATTCGTGAAGCGGCTGACCAAGGAGGAGCGAAAGAAGTGGGGATATGCGGGCATATGGGAGATGACCACTGTCCGGGCAAACAAGGAGCATCCGGCCATGTTTCCTGTGGAGCTTCCATGGCGCTGCATCAAAATGCACTCTGATCTTGGAGGCATTGTGCTGGAGCCGTTTTCCGGCAGCGGCACCACTATCATCGCGGCAGAACAGACCGAGCGTAAATGCTATGCGATGGAGCTATCGCCTGTATACTGCGATTTGGCGGTTAAACGCTGGGAGGACTTCACCGGCGAAAAAGCGGTCAGACTGGAGGATTAGCATTTATGGAGATACAGAAAATACCTGCAGAAAAATTAAAAGCTGCAAAATATAACCCGCGGAAGGACTTAAAGCCGGGCGATTCTGAATACGAAAAACTTCGCCGCTCCATTGAGGAGTTCGGATATGTGGAGCCGGTCATATGGAACAGGCGAACAGGGAATATCGTCGGCGGCCACCAGCGGCATAAGGTATTGACTGCCTTGGGATACAAGGAAATCGACTGCGTTGTGGTTGATTTGGACGAGCAGCGGGAAAAGGCGCTCAATGTGGCGCTCAATAAAATCAGCGGCGAGTTTGATATTCCGCTTTTGACCGATCTGCTTATGGATTTAAATGAAGATGGTTTTGACGTTTCTCTTACCGGGTTTGATGCTGCGGAAATTGATGAGTTGTTCCGTGATAAATCAACCGCTAATGTCAAAGAGGATAATTTCGATGCAGAAAAGGCGGCAGCGGAAATCAAAACTCCGGTTACCCAAAGGGGCGACATATGGATGCTTGGCAGTCACCGTCTGATGTGCGGCGACAGCGCCTCCCTGCCGGACGTGCGGCTGCTGATGGACGGCAAAAAGGCGCGGTTTGTGTTTACGGACCCGCCGTGGAACGTGGATTATGGCTCGGATACCAGGCATCCAAGCTGGAAACCGAGGCAAATTCTAAACGACAGGATGAGCACCGAGGAATTCGGCGCTTTTTTATTGCGCGCTTTTAGCTGCATGCGCGAGGTTTCGGAGGCCGGTTGCATGACCTATGTGGTGATGAGTGCCCAGGAATGGGGCAACGTTATGAACGTCCTGCGGGAGGCGGGGTATCACTGGTCAAGCACGATTATATGGAAAAAGGACAGCCTGGTGCTGTCCCGCAAGGACTATCATACCCAGTACGAGCCGATCTGGTACGGATGGCTGGAGGGGACGCGCCTATGCCCGCTTAAAGACCGCAAGCAGTCGGATGTCTGGGAGATACCCCGCCCGAAAGTGTCGGAGGAGCACCCGACCATGAAGCCTGTTTCGCTTGTGGCAAAGGCCATGCTCAACAGTTCCCGTGCGGGAGATTTGGCGCTGGACTTGTTCGGAGGTTCCGGTACGACAATGATTGCCGCTGAGCAGACCGGGCGGGCCTGCTTCATGATGGAGCTTGACCCGAAGTACTGCGATGTGATTGCAAAGCGCTATGTTTCCCAGTTCGGGGATAACGCAGCATTCCTGCTGCGCGGGGATGAAAAAATTCCTTATGCGGAAACACAGATCGCTTGAAAATGTCCTTGCTTTTCCCTCAAAACAGAGCGTTAATGTACCCCACCAAAAGAAGAAAGGTGGGATTTTTTATGATCATCAGAGCAATTTCAGCTTTTCCGGAGGGAGGTGTACGGAATGAGAAATAACAGCTTCCGCTTTTCACAGAAGGTTGCCGGCCAGGAGAGGAAAGTCATTGCCGCAATAATCGCCGAGGCCCTCGGAGGCCAGGTGCGCTATGCCGGAGCGCCGGGCTTTACCTACGAAGCTGATGGCTGGACGGTTGACAGGGACAGCGTGGTGCATTCGCCGGAAATCGGCCTTGACAAAATCAAAAGCGTCAGGCCGGTGATCGACGCGATGAATATCGCCGGGCTGTCCGCAGAGGGAAATATGACGATTGTGCTTGCTTTGCACGGCTTTGGCGAGGCGAACCTTGCAAACCTTAAAAACCTGCTGGCAAGCAAGGAAACGCTGCTCAAGAAAGCGCTGTCTGTCGAGCGCAATATTGAAGTTTCGGCTGAAAACGGCGAAATCACATTCCCTTTTTGGAATGCGACTTTAAATGCCGACGAGGTGCAGACATATATCACGCTTGCAAGGCAGATGGCGGAACAGGCCAAGGCGCAGAAGCGCGTACTGGCTGCCGAAAAACCGGCGGACAATGAAAAGTATGCCTTCCGCTGCTTCCTGCTCCGGCTGGGGTTTATCGGGGATGAGTTCAGAACCGAGCGCAAGGTGCTGCTTTCAAGGCTGTCCGGCAACGGGGCGTACCGGAAAGGCAGAGCAAAGGCGGCGGATGGAGATGACTGATTTTCAAAACACCGCCTTCTTTGTGCGGCGTCCGTTTGCGATCGAGGATTTGAGAAAACCGCATCCGCATAAGGAGGAAAAGCCTTTTGCGGTTGTGAAAACTATCGGGCTTTCAAAGATTGACTATGAGAACTTCATTGCCGATCTATGTGTCGGCCGCCGGTTTATCGAGGAAAACAAGGGGCTTTGCCGCATTGACGAAGACGGGGTATGGCAATGCCTGCTGGTGCGGCGGCGGGGACAGCCGGACGGAGTGCTGGTGATGCCGGACGGCACGGATTATCCCAAATACGCCGCATATTATCCGGGAGGAGAGGATTAAAAGATGAGCGCAGGAGGCTTTCCTTCAAAAGAAATTGTTCAAAGGCTGAGAGAGGAATATCCGCCGGGGACACGCGTGGAGCTCATCCGCATGGATGATCCGTACGCCGCGCTGAAACCGGGAGATCAAGGCACCGTTTCATTTGTTGATGACATAGGGACTATTTTTGTGGATTGGGACTGCGGTTCAACCCTCGGCGCGGCCTATGGCGCGGACATGATCAGGAAGCTTTAAATGTACACAAATCCCGCTGCGAAAAATTGTTGAAAATCCGGCAGAAACTCATGCAGAATTGCCTTGCTATCCTGTGTTTTCAATGGCCTAATGTACACTGCCAAAGGGCAGAAAACACAGGAAAGCGAGGAGAAAAGCGCAATGCTTGAAACGAGATTCGGGATCGAGGTAGAATTTACGGGGATTACAAGGGCGCAGGCGGCAAAGGCTGCCGCGGAGTTTTTGGGCGGGAGGATCGAAAGCGGAAACGATTATTACAACACGCAAAAGGTTATCGCGCCGGACGGACGGGTCTGGAAATTCATGAGCGACGGCAGCATCCGGACGCAGAAAAAAGAACGCGGCAGGATTGTGGAGGCGGGCCGGGAATACAGCGTGGAGCTGGTAAGCCCCATACTCACCTACCGGGAGGACATTGAAACCCTGCAGGAGCTGATCAGGAGGCTCCGCAAGGCGGGCGGCTTCAGCAACAGCAGTGCAGGAATTCATGTCCATCTTGACAGCGCAAACCACACGCCAAGAAGCATCCGCAACTTCATCAACATCATTGCCAGCAAGAACGACCTGCTCTACAAGGCGCTGCAGATTGAGCCGGAAAGGATGCGTTTTTGCAAGAAAATGGACGAGGCGCTGGTGGAAAAATTAAACCGCAGAAAACCCAAGACCATGGCGACCATCGAAAGCATCTGGTATGAAGGCTATGAGGGAAGCCGCATGCAACATTACCATAGTAGTAGGTACAATTTTTTGAACCTGCACAGCTTTTTCAACGGCAACGGAACGATCGAGCTTAGAGGCTTCAACAGCGAGCTCCACGCCGGGAAAATAAGGAGCTACATAGTGCTTGCATTGGCGCTGAACCATCAGGCGCTGACGCAAAAATGCGCTTCCAGCAAGAAGCCGCAGGTTGAAAACGAAAAATTCGCCATGCGCACCTACCTCAACCACATCGGGCTTATCGGCGACGAGTTCAAAAACTGCCGTGAGCACCTTTGCAAACACTTGGGCGGCAACGCGGCGTGGCGGTTTCGGGCGGCATAGATAAACGGGCGCTTGGGGCGGACAGCCGCCCCTTATCCCGCGGGAAACGCAAGGAGGATGATGTGATGGACAAGGAAAAAGAAACAATTTATCTGGCATACGGAAGCAACCTGAATTTGAAGCAGATGGCATGCCGCTGTCCGACGGCGAGGGTTATGGGGAGCGCAAAGCTCACAGGCTACCGGCTGCTGTTCCGGGGCGGCAATGGAGGCGCGGTGGCGACAATAGAAAGGCAAAAAGGCGGAAGCGTGCCGGTATTGCTTTGGAGAATCACGCCTTATGACGAGGAAGCGCTGGACCGGTATGAGGGATATCCGCATCTTTACCGGAAGGAAACGGTTAAGGTGCGTTTCAAAGGTCAGTGGGTGTCCGCCATGGTATATATCATGAATGAAGGCAGGCCTTTGGGAACGCCTAGCCGTTACTACTACGAGGTAATCCGGCAGGGATATATGGACGCGGGCTTTGACATTTCCGTTCTCAATAAAGCGGTGCGGGATTCTGCGGCGCATATGGATAAAGCGGAGATATAGGGAAAGACGCCGCCGGCATAGAAATTTCATAGAAATCCACTTGATGAGAGGAACTTCGTAAGGAGGTTCCTTTTTTCTTGTTCACTTTCAGGAAGGGAGGCGGCAAAGCTGCGGAAGTTAAAGCGATATAAGCCAACCAAGTTTATGGCGGAAGGTTCCCGATACGACAAGGAAGCGGCGGACGCCGCCGTTGCCTTTATAAACTGCCTGAAGCATACCAAGGGCGAATGGTACGGGATGCCCTTTGAGCTTATTGACTGGCAGGAGCAGATTGTCCGGGATATATTCGGCGTCTTGAAACCGAACGGATACCGGCAGTTCAACACTGCCTATATAGAAATCCCAAAAAAACAGGGGAAGAGCGAGCTTGCGGCGGCCATCGCCTTATACCTGACCTGCGGTGATTTCGAGCATGGCGGCGAGGTGTATGGCTGCGCATCAGATAGGCAGCAGGCTTCCATCGTGTTTGACGTGGCTGTGGACATGGTGGAGCAGTGCCCTGCATTAAAGTCCCGGATTAAACCGATGCTGTCGCAGAAGCGGCTGGTATACAAGCCGCTTGGGAGCTTCTATCAGGTGCTTTCAGCGGAGGCGTATACCAAGCATGGGCTGAACGTCCATGGCGTGGTATTCGACGAGCTGCACGCCCAGCCGAACCGCGATCTGTACGATGTAATGCTGCACGGATCCGGCGATGCGAGAAAGCAGCCGCTGTTTTTTCTGATTACAACCGCTGGCACCGACCGGAATTCCATCTGCTGGGAGGTGCATCAAAAAGCGGAGGATATCCTGCAGGGACGCAAGATAGATCCGACATTCTACCCGGTTATCTACAGCGCTGCCGATACCGACGACTGGACAAGCGAAAAGGTATGGAAAAAGGTCAATCCGTCGCTGGGCATTACAGTGGATATTGAAAAATTGAGGGTGGCCTTTGAAAACGCTAAACAGAATCCCGCGGAGGAAAACTTATTCCGCCAGCTTCGCCTGAACCAGTGGGTAAAGCAATCGGTGCGCTGGATGCCGATGGAGAAATGGGATAAATGCGCCTTCCCCGTCGATGCCGACAGCCTGCGCGGTCGCACCTGCTACGGCGGGCTTGATTTATCCAGCACAACGGACATCACAGCTTTTGTGCTGGTGTTTCCCCCGCTGGATGAATCGGACAAATATCAGATCCTGCCGTTTTTCTGGATACCGGAGGACAATATCGACCAGCGCGTGCGGCGCGACCATGTGCCTTATGACATATGGGAGCGGCAGGGCTTTTTATACACCACCGAGGGCAACGTGGTGCATTACGGTTTCATTGAGAATTTTATTGAGGAGCTAGGTATGAAATATAACATTAAGGAAATAGCCTTTGACCGCTGGGGCGCGGTGCAGATGACGCAGAACCTAGAAGCCTTGGGTTTTGCGGTTGTTCCGTTCGGCCAGGGCTTCAAGGATATGTCGCCGCCCACAAAAGAGTTGATGAAGCTGACTTTGGAGGAGCGCATTGCCCATGGAGGCCATCCGGTGCTCAGATGGATGATGGACAATATCTTTGTCAAAACCGATCCGGCCGGAAATATCAAACCGGACAAGGAGAAATCCACCGAGAGGATAGACGGCGCGGTCGCGCTCATTATGGCGCTTGACCGCGCGCTAAGGCACAGCGGGGAGAATACCGGCTCGGTTTATGACGAAAGGGGGTTGTTGTTTATATGAAAATCTTTTCCCGCATGTTCAAAGCAAGGGACAAACCGAAAAACAGCCTGTTCGGCAGCGCATACAGCTTTTTCTTCGGCGGCACCAGCAGCGGCAAGGCCGTCAACGAGCGGACGGCCATGCAGACAACGGCGGTGTATGCCTGTGTAAGGATACTGGCCGAAGCCATAGCCGGGCTTCCGCTGCATGTGTACCGGTACAAGGACGACGGCGGCAAAGAGAAAGCGCTGACCCATCCGCTGTATTACCTGCTACATGACGAGCCAAACCCGGAGATGACTTCATTCGTGTTCCGCGAAACACTGATGAGCCATCTTCTTTTATGGGGCAATGCCTACGCTCAAATCATCCGGGACGGCGCAGGCCGGGTGATGGCGCTTTATCCCCTTCTGCCAAGCAAGATGACGGTGGACAGGGCACAAAATGGTGAACTGTATTACACCTACCGGCGGGACAGCGAGGAGAGCAGGACAAATCCGAAGGCAGGGCTTATATACCTGCGGAGCGACGAGGTGCTGCACATCCCGGGGCTCGGCTTTGACGGTCTTGTAGGCTACTCCCCTATCGCAATGGCCAAGAACGCAATAGGCATGGCCATCGCCTGCGAGGAGTACGGCGCGTCCTTTTTTGCCAACGGCGCAAATCCGGGCGGCGTACTGGAACATCCGGGTGTATTGAAGGACCCGGCAAAGGTGCGCGAAAGCTGGAACGCCGTCTATCAGGGCAGCGCCAACGCCCACCGCATCGCCGTTCTGGAAGAGGGCATGAAATTCCAGCAGATCGGCATCCCGCCGGAGCAGGCGCAGTTTCTGGAGACAAGGAAATTCCAGATAAACGAGATCGCCCGGATATTCCGCGTGCCTCCCCATATGGTAGGCGACCTTGAGAAGTCGAGCTTTTCAAACATCGAGCAGCAGTCGCTGGAGTTTGTCAAATACACGCTTGACCCATGGGTGGTGCGTTGGGAGCAGGCCATCCAAAAGGCGCTGCTTTTGCCGTCGGAAAAGCAGGCGTACTTTGTCAAATTCAACGTGGACGGCCTTTTGCGCGGTGATTATGCCAGCCGCATGAACGGCTATGCCGTGGCGCGCCAGAACGGCTGGATGTCGGCCAACGATATCCGAGAGCTTGAGAACATGAACCGGATCCCTGAGGAGCTGGGCGGCGACCTGTATCTCATTAATGGCAACATGACCAAACTTCAGGATGCTGGAGCGTTTGCAGGCAAAACCAATGCAGAAACGGAGGGAACAAAAAAATGAGCAAATTATCAAAACCAAGGCCGGCTCGCCGCTTTTGGAACTGGATGCAAAACGATGACGGCAGCCGGACTTTGTACCTCGACGGCCCCATAGCCGAAGAAAGCTGGCTGGGAGACGAGGTGACCCCCAAACAGTTCAAATCGGAGCTGTTATCCGGAGAGGGCGACATAACCATCTGGATCAACAGCCCGGGCGGCGACGTGTTTGCGGCCAGCCAGATTTACAACATGCTGATGGATTACAAAGGCAAAGTCACCGTAAAGATTGACGGCATCGCGGCCAGCGCCGCTTCGGTCATAGCCATGGCCGGAGGCGACGTGTTCATGTCGCCGGTGAGCATGATGATGATCCATAACCCAATGACCATAGCCATCGGTGATACGGAGGAGATGGAGAAAGCTATCGCCATGCTGGAGGAAATAAAGGAATCCATCATCAACGCCTATGAGCTGAAAACCGGGCTATCCAGGGCGAAAATATCGCACCTTATGGATGCGGAAAGCTGGTTTAACGCAAGGAAAGCGGTGGAACTGGGTTTTGCCGACGGCATTCTGTTTATGGAGGACGAATCATCCCCTTCCGAGTTTGAAATATCTGAGGGGATGATCTTTAGTCGGCAGGCTGTGACTGCGTCGCTGCAAACTGCGCTTAGCTCGTTTTGCCGTAAACGACAAAAGCTTGCCTGCTCCGTTGCAGCTCCTTTCCCCGCGGAATCTGGCGATTCCGCGGGGGCCCCTTCTTTCCTTAACAGACCCCAAGAAAAAGAAAAACCCAAAGGAACCCCGGTTGAGTCGCTGGAAAAGCGGCTTTATTTACTTTCACCCCGCTAAATCTGCGATTTAGCGGGGACCCCCAAATAAAACCATAAGGAGGAATTGACAATGAGCAAAATACTGGAACTGCGCGAAAAACGCGCGAAAGCATGGGAAGCCGCCAAAGCTTTCCTTGACAGCAAACGCGGGAGCGACGGGCTGCTTTCACCGGAGGACACCGCGACTTATGAGAAAATGGAAGCCGATGTTATTGCGCTGGGCAAGGAAATCGAACGGCTGGAGCGTCAGGCCGCCATTGATTTGGAACTGTCAAAGCCGGTCAGCAATCCCATCACCAACAAACCCGCTCCTCAAAGCGAAACCAAAACCGGCAGGGCAACTGACGAGTATAGGAACGCGTTTTGGAAGGCTATGCGCAATAAGCTCAGTTTTGACGTACAGAACGCCTTGCAGGTAGGAACTGAAAGCGAAGGCGGCTACCTTGTTCCCGACGAATTTGAGCGTACTCTTGTGGAGGCGCTGGAAGAGGAGAATATCTTCCGTCAGATTGCCAATGTCATTACAACGTCTAGCGGCGACAGAAAAATTCCGGTGGTGGCAAGCAAGGGCACCGCGTCCTGGGTGGATGAGGAAGGCCAGATTCCGGAAAGCGACGACTCCTTTGCGCAGGTATCCATCGGGGCCTACAAGCTGGCGACCATGATCAAGGTGTCAGAGGAACTCTTAAACGACAGCGTATTCAATCTGGAGCAGTATATTGCCAGGGAATTCGCCCGCCGCATCGGAGCCAAAGAGGAGGAAGCTTTCTTTGTCGGCGACGGTTCTGGCAAGCCAACCGGCATTTTGACCAATAACGGAGGAGGCGAGGTGGGAGTAACCGCCGCAAGCGCGACTGCCATTACCCTTGACGAGATCATGGACTTGTTCTACAGCCTTAAGTCTCCCTACCGCAGGAACGCAGTATTTATCATGAACGACTCCACCGTCAAGGCCATCAGGAAGCTTAAGGACAACAACGGCCAGTATCTCTGGCAGCCTTCCCTTACAGCCGGAACGCCGGATACCATCCTCAACCGCCCGGTCAGGACGTCGGCCTACATGCCTGCCATTGCCGCCGGAGCCAAGACGATCGTGTTCGGAGATTTTTCCTATTATTGGGTAGCAGATCGCCAAGGCAGGGTTTTCAAGCGCCTCAACGAGCTTTATGCCGCAACCGGGCAGGTAGGCTTCATGGCTACCCAGCGCGTGGACGGCAAGCTGGTGCTGGCCGAGGCAGTCAAAATCCTGCAGCAGAAAGCGTCCTGATGAGAAACGGAGGGCTGCGGCATGGAGCTTTTAGATAAGGTCAAAGCCAACCTCATACTGCAGCACAGCCAAGATGACGCCCTTTTGCAGGAATACATCAAAGCTGCAGTGGCCTATGCGGAGAGCTATCAGAAAAAACCGGAAGGATATTATGCTGAAAACCCCATGCCGCCTACTACTGAGCAAGCTGTTATCATGCTGTCGAGCCATTTCTACGAAAGCAGGGATGGCTCGACGGCCGGTTTTTTCGGGGATAGCGTGCAGGCAGGGCAGCAGGTGTGGAATACGGTGAATATGCTGCTGCGGCTTGACCGGGATTGGAAGATATAGGGGCCCCCGCAAAGTCATCCGACTTTGTGGGGAGAGGACGAACAACGGAATGAATGAGCTTTTCGCGCTTGCGCGGAAACGAATGATATGGAGTTTGTGAGGACGATATGAGCTTTGGGAAAATGAACATATTTGTGGATATCATCTCAACCAAGCCGGTTAAGGACAGTGAGGGTTTTGCTGAAAAAGGGGATATCATCCTTGCTTCGGTAAGGGCATACAAGGAAGACAGGCATGGCAGCGAAACATGGGCAAACAGGGCGGCGTTTTCACAGGCGTCCGCCCTGTTCCGCTTCCGCAAAATCCCGAACCTTGAAATCACCACAGATCTTGTGCTCGCCTGCAGCGACGGCAGGTACAACATTATCAGTGTAGAGGATGTGAAAGGGCGCGGAATGTATATTGAGGTGCTTGCGGAGAAAGTAAAATCCAGCGGAGTATAAGCAGGAGGTGGCTGCAACGTGGCTAAGGTGGAAGTTAAAATGCCGGAAGAGTTCCTGCTCAGGCTTTCCAGACTTGGAGAAAAGACGGACGAAATTATACCCAAGGTACTGGAAGCAGGAGGAGAAGTGGTTCTTTCAAAAGTGAAGTCCAACCTGCAGACGGTTATCGGAAGCGGCACTAAATACCCGTCCAGGGCAACCGGTGAATTGGTAAACGCTTTGGGCCTCTCCCCTGCCAAGCAGGATAGGGACGGAAACCACAATATTAAAATCGGCTTTTCGGAGCCGAGAAAAGGTGGAGAGAGCAACGCCAAGATCGCCAACATCATCGAATACGGCAAATCGGGACAGCCCGCGAAGCCGTTTTTGAAACCTGCAAAATCGGCGTCAAGAAGACCATGCATTGAGGCGATGAAAGCAAAACTTGAACAGGAGTTGGGGCGGATATGAGTATATTGATAGAGTTGAATTCGTTATTGGGTGTTTTGGGCATCCCCGTTGAAACCGGCGTATTCAGCGGCGTGCCGCCGGATGAGTACATTGTCATAACCCCGATGACCGATACATTTGAGGTTTTCGCAGACAACCGGCCTCAGGCTGAAACGCAGGAGGTTCGGCTGTCTTTATTTATAAAGGGCAGCTACACCGCCCGCAAAAATGAGATAGTGAATGCCCTGCTGCAGGCGGGCTTTACCATTACCGACCGGCGGTATATCGGACACGAAGACGATACCGTCTATCACCATTACGCCATAGATGTGGCAAAAGAATATGAAGTAAGGGAGGAATGAGAGACATGGCGACAATCGGACTGGACAGGCTGTATTATGCAAAAATAACCGAGAATGAAAACGGAGAAGAGACATATGACACGCCTGTTCCGCTGGCTAAAGCGATTACGGCGGAGCTTTCGGTGGAACTGGCCGAGGCGACGCTTTATGCCGACGACGGAGCGGCAGAAGTGGTCAAGGAATTTCAAAGCGGCACCCTGTCGCTTGGAGTTGCAGACATCGGAGTCGCCGCTGCAGAGGTTTTGACGGGAGCCACCCTTGACGACAACAAGGTGCTGATTTCCGCCAGCGAGGATGGAGGCGCTCCTGTGGCAATCGGCTTTAGAGCCAAGAAGGCTAACGGCAAGTACAGGTACTTCTGGCTGTACCGCGTAAAATTCGGTATCCCGGCGACAAATCTGCAGACGAAAGGCGACAGCATCACATTTTCCACGCCCACCATCGAAGGAACGGTTATGCGGCGAAACAAACCGGACGGCCAGGACAGGCATCCGTGGAAGGCGGAGGTCAGCGAGGACGATCCCGGCGTATTGCCCGCCACAATTACCGGCTGGTATACGCAGGTGTATGAACCTGTCTTTGCTGCGGGAGGAGGCGGCGAATAATGCAGGATACGGACAGAAGCGCAAACATCAGCATCGGCGGCGAGGAGTACCAGCTTATTCTAACCACCAGAGCGACAAAGGAGATTGCTAAAAGGTACGGCGGACTTGAAAATCTCGGCACGAAGCTGATGAAAAAAGAAAACTTCGAGATGGCGCTGGACGAAGTGGTATGGCTGATTACTCTGCTGGCCAACCAGAGCATTCTGATACACAACCTGAAAAATGAGGATAAGCGGGAGCTTCTGACCGAAGAAGCGGTGGAGCTTCTTACCTCCCCGCTGGAGCTGGCGGCATACAAAGACGCTATTATGGAAGCGATGTTCAAAGGCACGAAAAGAAACGTTCAAAGCGAGGATGACTTAAAAAACACACTGGCCGGGTGAGCGATGAGGAATTGTTCACCCGGCTCATATATTACGGCACCGTCCAGCTAAACCGCACCGAGGAGGAAGCATGGCTCATGCCTATTGGATACCTGCTGGACTTATGGGAGTGCCACAAGCAGTTCTTAGGTATTTCCAAACCGAAGCAGGAGCTGACCATAGATGATGTGATACCCTATGGAATTTAAAGATTTTGCAGGAAGGAGGCGGTTTTGTGGCAGACGATTTTGGCCTGAAGATCGGCATTGAAGGAGAGCGCGAGTTTAAAAACGCCATCCGGGAGATCAATCAAAGCTTCAAAGTGCTGGGCAGCGAGATGAACCTTGTTGCATCCCAGTTCGATAAGCAGGATAAGTCCGTTGAAGCCGTTGCTGCACGAAACAGGGTGCTAAGCAAGGAAATGGACGCTCAGAAAGAAAAAATCTCAACCTTGGAGAAAGCGCTTGCCAACGCCGCCTCCTCTTTCGGGGAAACCGACAGGCGCACCCAGTCATGGCAGATACAGCTCAACAACGCCAAAGCGGAACTAATCAAGATGGAGCGCGAGCTGGAGGCAAACAACAAAGCGCTAGATGCTGCAGAAAAAGAGTTTAACGAAGCGGAAAAACAGGCGGACGAATTCGGCGGCGAGATCAAAAAAGCTGCGGATCAGGCGGACGATGCGGGAGGCCGCTTTGAAAAACTGGGCGGAGTTTTGAAAGGGATCGGCGTGGCCATGGGCGCGGCTATGGCCGCCATCGGCACGGCGGCAGTAGGCGCGGGCAAGGCTCTTGTGGATATGTCGGTAAATTCGGCGGCCTATGCCGATGAAATTCTAACCGCTTCAACCGTAACCGGCATGTCCACCGACAGCCTGCAGGCGTACAAGTACGCGGCGGAGCTTGTGGATGTGTCCTTGGACACTTTAACCGGCAGCATGGCAAGGAACGTCAGATCCATGTCTTCAGCAAGAAAAGGCACCGGCGAGATCGCGGACGCTTACAGGCGGCTCGGCGTTTCGGTCACAGACATGAGCGGCAACCTGCGCAACAGCGAAACCGTCTACTGGGAAACCATAGACGCCCTCGGCAAGGTGTCCAACGAAACCGAGCGCGACGCGCTGGCCATGCAAATTTTCGGCAAATCCGCGCAGGAACTCAATCCCCTTATATCGCAAGGTTCTGCAGGCATTGCGGAACTGACCGAGGAAGCAAAGCGCATGGGCGCGGTGATGAGCGAGGATACACTGAACGCCCTCGGAAAATTTGACGACAGCATCCAACGGCTCAAGGCGGGCGGCGAGGCGGCAAAGAACATGCTGGGCACCGTGCTGCTTCCCCAGCTTCAGATATTGGCCGACGACGGAGTTACACTTCTTGGCGATTTTACGCGGGGACTGTCCGAGGCCAACGGCGACTGGACAAAGATAAGCGAGGTCATTGGCAATACGGTGGGAAGCCTTGTGGATATGCTGATGGAAAACCTGCCGAAGCTCATTCAGGTGGGCCTGGATATCGTGACTTCCATCGGCGGGGCTATTGTGGACAATCTGCCGGTTATTATCGACGCGGCGGTGCGGATTGTCATGACGCTGCTGCAGGCTTTAATCGACGCACTGCCGCAGATAACCGACGGCGCTTTGCAGCTTGTAATGGCGCTGGTGCAGGGGATTATTGACAACCTTCCCGCTTTGGTGGAAGCCGCGGTGCAAATGATTGCGACGCTGGCTTCCGGCATCGGGGAGGCATTGCCAGAATTGATCCCGGCTGTCGTGGAAGCCATTCTCCTCATTGCCGAGGTGCTTCTTGACAATATGGATAAAATTCTTGATGCGGCGTTTCAGATCATACAGGGGCTGGCACAGGGACTTTTAAACGCCCTGCCGAAACTCATTGAGGCACTGCCTAGGATTATTACATCAATCATTGATTTCGTTACAAGCAACCTTCCGAAGATCGTAGAACTTGGAATTACGCTTATCGTCCAATTGGCCGTGGGCCTGATCAAAGCTATTCCGGAGCTGGTCAAGGCGCTCCCGCAGATTGTGGCGGCCATCCTTGAAGGCTTGGGCAAGGCGGTTGTTTCGGTGGTTGAGATTGGTAAGAACATTGTAAAAGGCATATGGGAAGGTATAAGAAGTCTTGGTAGCTGGATTAAGGATAAGGTTTCCGGTTTCTTTTCCGGTATTGTTGATGGAGTAAAGAATTTTCTTGGCATCCGCTCACCGTCCACCGTTTTTGAAGGCATCGGCGGCAATATGGCGCTGGGCCTCGGCGAGGGTTTTAACAAGGCCATGGCAAGAGTGGCGGACGATATGCAAAATGCAGTGCCAACGGACTTTAATATTTCGCCTGACATTAGCGTAAACGGACGCGGCGTATCCGCCGTTTCAGCTTCCGGCCCGCTGGTCGTTGTTCAGCAGATGATCGTGCGCAGCGAGGACGATATCCGCAGGATTTCGCAGGAGCTGTACAATTTGATGCAGACCGGCTCAAGGGCGCAGGGCCGCTTCAGCACAGCGTAGAGGAGGGGGCTTATGGGATTTATCTACAACGGCATATCGTCGCAAAGCATGAAAATCCGGGCAAGGCTTACCAAATGGCAGGTCTACCCTGCCCTGCGCAATTTCTTTGAAACTGTGCCGGGAAAAGCGGGAGTTGCGGATTTTGGGTGCGACATCTCCGAACGAACCATCACCATAAGCTGCGGCGTGCTTCCACAGCGCAGCTTTGCCGGGCTGGTTTCGGTTCTGGATAACGCGGCGGAATGGCTGAATCCGGCAAACGGGCTTAAGCAGCTTATCCTCGACGACGTGCCCGACCGCTATTTCATGGCGCGGCTTTCGGAGGCGGTGGACTGCGAGCGGCTGCTTCGGACTGCGGGAAGCTTCGAGCTTCGTTTTGTCTGCCCCGACCCGTATGCCTATGCGCTGGAGGATGAAATATTCGTTATTTCCGGAACAGGAACACATGAGATAGAGAGGCTTACCGGGAACGCCGAATCCGAGCCGGTGTATTTCTTGAAGGGCGTGATCGCCGCATCCTCTTCAAGCTATATATCCCTCATTACAAATGGAGAGGAATTGCGGATTGCCGGCCCATTATCTGAGGGCGAGACGCTTGTCATTGATTCCGGTATGGTAACCGCAAAGGTGACGGACGCCGCCGGAAACACCCTGAGAAACGGCCTTCCCAGCCTGCAGGAGCTGAATTTTCCGATTCTCAGAAAAGGTGTTAATAATGTTGAAGTTGTTACAGAAAACGCGACCTTTACTGAGTTAAAAATACAGGCGAAAAGCCGCTGGAGGTGAGCGCATGGCAATAAAATCAATCTTGACGAATCAGGAGGATTTTACCGGGGAGTTTCCTGTAACCGAACGTACGTCCGCGCTTTGGCGGTTCAACGAAAGCGCGCCGGACGGCGGTCTGCGGCTTCTGGATTCGTCCGGGCACGGCAGGCATTTTACCGTCTCCGGCTGGTCGGGCACTTCGGCGAGCTTGATTGCCGGAAGATTCGGGCGATATTTCCGTCAAAACATCGTCAACCCGACTTCTGAAAAGACCCACCTTATAGCGGCAAACGACGGCAGCTTTTTCAGCAGTTTGGGTGAAAAAATCGTTGTGGGCGGCTGGATCAACCCCACCACCTATTCGGTAGGGCAGACATATTGCCCTATCTTCAACACCCGGCAAGGCCCGGGCAAGCCGATCTTCTATGTATCCCTCTATCAGGGCAGGCCGCGCATGATGCTGTATAACTCCGCAGGTTCCCTTATTCTTGATCAGAGCGAAACGCCGGGCTTCTCTATGGTCAACGGCGGCTGGTACTTCATCGCGGCCGTCATTGAGGTGACGGCCAAGACCTCGCAGTTTATCCTCTGCGACCGAAGCAGCGGCGCGGTCTGGATTGCACCCAAGCGCACCTTTACCGGCACGCTCAACCCGTCCTGTACGGCGAATATTGTCATGGGCATGCACGCCGATACCTATTATTTCGCGGGCGGCTTCGACGACTGGTTTCTGGAGACCGATTCGCGCCTGACCATCGACGACCTGGCGCAGCATTTTAAGAATGCGCTGCTGGCCAACGGCGCTGACAGCGCCGCAAGCGTGGACGCCTTGACGGAGCCGGGCGCGGTTGCGCTGAAAGCGTCAAACGGCGTATACCCTGCCAGCGGTGTGCTGTATACCAAGGCAGTTCCCTGCGCTTTATCAGGCAGCGGGCGTGTGGCGGTGACAAGCGAATATGCCGCAGGCATAACGTCGGTGTCTTTGGTGGAGACATGTACAAGTGATGATCTAGTAGAATGGTCGGCATGGCAGGCGGTGGGAACCAGCGGCGAGCTTCAGTCTCCAAACCGGCAATACATCCGCTTTCGGGCGACGCTGACCACCGCCGACTCGTCAAAAACGCCGAAACTGCTGGAAATCCAGCTTCACGACATCCCCAAACCGCCCTATGAAAAGCTCGGTTTTGCCCGTCCGGTGGTGCTGGATGAAAACGGCGCATGGGAAGCTGTTCTTGAAAACGCTTTTGACGTCATCGTCACCGGCGAAGTCAACGGCGCGGATACGCTGGAGTTCAAGCTCCCGTTCCACGACCCGAAAAGAAGCGCGCTGGAAAACGAAAAACAGGTGCAGATCGCAAGCGACATCTACCGAATCCGCACTCTGACCGACAACAAAAGCGAGGACAGGCGCATCATTACGCAGGTTTACGCCGAGGCGGCGTTTTACGACCTGTCCTTCAGCACGGAAAAGGAACCTGCGGACTTCAATACGGATACTGCAGATGTTCCAATGAAATATGCATTGCTGGGCACCGGCTGGTCGGTGGGAAACGTAACCGTTACCGCGAAGCGGACATGGCGGTGCACCGAGAAAAATGCTCTGTCCATCCTGCGCATGGTGCAGAACATCTACGGCGGCGACCTTGTTTTTGACAGCGCCAACCGGCTGGTGCATCTTTTGACTTTCAGCGGCACCGACAGCGGAGCGCTGTTTTCGTATAGAAAGAACCTGAAAAGCATCCAGCGGGTGGTCGATACGCGGGAACTGGTGACAAGGCTATATGCCTACGGGAAGGACGGAATGACCTTTGCTTCAATTAACGGAGGCAAGGAATATGTGGAAGATTACAGTTTCTCCAGCGAAGTGCGGATATCTACGCTTGACTGTTCCTCTTTCAGCAATCCGTATCAGATGCTGGAATATGCAAGGATGCGGCTTGCGGAATATTCGCAGCCCCGCGTTTCCTATGTGCTGTCGGCCATGGACCTGTCGGCGCTGACCTGCTATGAGCATGAAGCATGGAAACTGGGCGATATCGTAACGGTGGACGACAAGGAACTGGGCCTTTGCATCAAGACCCGCGTCGTGCGGCGGCAGTACAACCTTCAGGAGCCCTGGAAAACGGTGATCGAGCTTTCAACTAAACTGCGGGAACTCGGCGATTCTTCGGCACAGTGGGACAAGGCGGCGGACACGCTGTCTTCAACCGACCTGCTCGACCGGCAGGAGATCAAGGATATGGTGCCCTTCAACCACCTGCGCAACTCCCGGGCGGACGACAGCTTTGCCTACTGGGTCAATTCCGGTTTTGAGGTGGACACAGAAAACGGCGTTTCGGGAACGGCTTCCTTCAAGGCTATCGGTGTGCCAGGTATGACAAAGAGCCTGTCGCAGACGGTATATCCGACAACGCGCAAAAGCTACACCTTTTCAGCGCAGATTGCTTCCGAAAACCTCCAAAAGGGCGAAAACGGCCAAGTGGGAGTTGAAGTGGTCATTGAATACGAGGACGGTACAACAGAAACAAGGTTTATAGACCTGCTTTGAGGGTGGTGGATATGGCGTATTTTAATCAGACTGCACACAATATTTCTCCCAAAGGCGGGGGCAGGGTAAAATCCATCACCATCCGGCTGTGCGTCACCGACTGTAGCGGTACTGTGTATTTCACCGACTTATTGCTGCAAGGCGGCTCGGTGGCCACCGGCTGGGTCGGTCATGTGAGCGAGATACAATGGACATTGGACGGGTAGGTGAAATGGATGCAGTTTTCAAGGTTTGCGGACACCATACAGATTAAAAGCGATAAGCATGTGGCAGGCGTAACCGTGCGCCTTCTTATTGCAGACTGCATCGGAACCATCTATTTTACCGATCTGCAGCTTCAGGAGGGCGACCGGCTGACGGGGTACACCGTTCACACGAGCAAAATGCTAACGAAGATGCAGGAAAACGGGCAGCCAGTCCTGCCCCGGCATTATAACGGCGTAGTGCGGACGGCGGAAACGGTTATTTTATTCAACCTTGGCAAAACATCCGCCGGTCTTGACTGCTATATCTACCCCATGCAGGATATGGCGGCAGGCAGCATTGAGCTTTCCCAGGGCATGGGCGCGCACAAGGCGAGGTTTCTTGATCCGGTGAATGCAGGCGACGAAATAGCGATTCTGGCATCCAGCCGCCAGTGCCTGAAAAACGGCAGTCCTGCCCGGAAGGATGGGTTTTATCAGTATACGGCGGCATGGGACAGCAAGCATACGGTCAAGTTGGAGGAGAGGAAATCGTCGCGGGTGCTCTTTGAGTTTCAGGAAATGCAGGACGGGGGTGAGCGCCTGTGAGGGATTATCTGAAAGGCAAGCGGTGCATGGTGTGGAGTTTTATGGGAAATGCCCGAATGTATGAAGCGCTTAGAGACTATGGCGACCGCTTTGATACGGTAGGCATTTTTACTTTTGAGGTTGACGCAACAGGTACAATCACTGAAACCGGTACCAGCATCATCAGCATGCTTCCGTATATCCAGAAATGGCCGCACATCAAGTGGCTGCTCACTATTATGAATCATGGAATAGCCAGTATTTTTACCGCGCTTCGTAATAACGAGAATGGAGCAAAGGACAAGTTTCTCACCGAGATCGTGCGGATTATGCAAAAGTATCCTTGGTGCGCCGGGGTGGACATCGACCTGGAGCGCGGCGGCGGGTATGAAAACAGGGATGCGGCAAACGCCCTGTTTCGGGATATCTATAATACCGTAAAAGCATATAACCCGCAGAAACTCGTCAACATCTGCCTGCCGGGTATGACCGGTGTACAAGGCTCGGTGGGCGGTGAAAACTGGTGCGTATATTCAGACCTCGATCCATACTGTGATACTGCCGCCATCATGAGCTACGGCATGGCATGGGCGGGCTCCGCTCCCGGCCCCGTTTCTCCCCGGGATTGGCTGGAGGGCATCTACGATTATGCTGTTACTGCTATGTCGCCGGACAAGATATTCATGGGACTTCCCGCCTATGGCTGGAACTGGCAGATTTATGATTTGCCTGAGAATCTGGGCAAAACCTATCGGGGGACTTCCAACACCTACTATGCGGCCAAATACTGGATTACCGGGGCATACAACTTTACCGATGACGCGCCGCCCCAGCCGTTTATTCCAATAGTGGCTTACTGGGATGACTATAACAAAGTTCCGTGGGCGCTGCCTCATGTATACGACTATATGGAGGGCTGGGACGCCGTATCCTGGGAATACCCGCTGCTAAAAGGGGTTTACAACAGGCGGAGATATTTGACAAGCTACGGCAAGGAGCAGAAAGCGGAGTTTGGGACTGTATATATTGACAGAAACGGCGTTCCGGATGAGTATGAGGGAAATGTCATTGTTACGGAGGAGATGGCCGCGCTTGGCGATGCGGAAGCGTCGGCGGAGTACCGGTTCGAGATTGCAGAGGCTGGATACTACGATATTGCCGTCCGGCTTTGCTTCCCCTTTTGGGACAAAAATGCGATTGCGGTTTCCCTGGACGGCAATGCGAAGACCTTCAGCGAAAACCGCCTGTGGTGGCCGTACTGGAGAAGGCTTTGCTGGCTGACTCTTGAAAAGGGTGTATTTCTTTCGGTAGGTACGCATGCTGTCAGCATCAGCGGAGGTGTGCCGGGAGTCCAGTTTTACGGATTTCGGGTGTGCAGCGATTTTACAGAGCGCCCTTTTGCGGGCGAGGCGGCATATATGCAGTCGCCGAGGCAATTTAAGGATGTAAACGGCGTGATGGCCGGGCCAGATCGAGGGTTTAAGCTGACCTTTGAAATGCTGCGGAGAAAACCCGACTCGGCGCTTATTTGGTATGAGGATTTTCGAGACAGGAACATCCTGCCTGAAAACTACTGGACTGTGCTGGATGGCGAATGGGATGTTTGGCAAGACCCAGACAGCACAGAAAACCGTCCATATTCCCAGCTTGAGGGATATGGCAAACTTGCATGGAAATACGACGGGTTTTCCGATATTCATATCCGGGCAAGGCTGGCCTTCCCTCAAAATAGCAGCGGAAGGGCTGGGGTATTCCTTGGTGATATTTTCTGCTGCTTAAATTATGACACGCAAAGAGTCGAGCTTTATCAAGGTACTTCCTTGCTTGGCAGCTACTCCGCCAGTTTCTCAAAAACTGCAGATGCCGATCTTCGTGCTAATCCGAATATGTATACTATAGAGATGCGAAAACGCGGCAATAAGGTAAGAGTATATTCCGGTGCAGCTTCAACCTTGCGCTTCACAGTGAATGTAAACGGTGGAAGTGGTTATGCAGGGTACTGCTCGGACAACCGGACGGTATGCGAGCTGCTGCGGCTGGGCGATGCATGGGTATATGAACCATACGAGCGTTTTGATGTGGAACTTCCGGACGGCACAACAGCTAGCTTCGGCAGGATTCCCCGCTCAGGCGTCACTTGGGACGAGGAGTTTCAGGTGTTTTCGGTAAACAGCGACGTGGAGGAAACAGCCACGAGGACGGAGGATATATCGCTGGACTATGATTTCTTCCACTCGCAGCTTTTGGCGCTTCCCTGCGGCAGCGATTATGAAGTTAAAATCATCCCGAAGGACATTAATATCTGGATATCCCGTCTCTTTCTCGGAGACGCGGACGGCTTTTCCATCCTGTATTATCAGGATGTGGACAGCCTTGTTTACTGGGCCAACGAAGCGGCTTACCGCTGGAAGCTCCGCGGCATTGCCCTCTGGTCGCTCGGGCAGGAGAATATGCGGCTCTGGGAAGCGCTCCCGAAGCAGATATAAGTTAAAAGTCTTATATATTCAGCGCTTTGCTTTAAGGCAGGGCGCTTTTTTATATGCAAATTTGATTGAAACGGAGGTTTTATCAATGAAAACGGTATGGAACTGGATGCAGGCGGTCTTTGCCGCCATCGGCGGATTCCTCGGCTGGTTTCTCGGCGGGCCGGACGGTTTTCTGTATGCGCTGATCGCCTTTGTGGCTATCGACTACCTGACCGGCGTGATGTGCGCGATTGCGGACAGGAAGCTGTCCAGTGAAGTCGGTGCCAAGGGCATCTTCAAGAAGGTGCTCATTTTTGTGCTGGTGGGCGTGGGGCACATCATTGACAGTCAGGTGCTCGGCAACGGCGGTGCAATCCGGACGGCGGTTATCTTCTTTTATTTGAGCAATGAGGGTATTTCAATACTGGAAAATGCCGCGCATGTTGGGCTGCCAATTCCTGAGAAGTTAAAGAACGTACTGGAGCAGCTGCATAACCGCTCAGATGAGGAGGATGAAAAGAAATGAAGCTGTACACGAAGTACATGACGCGAAACGACTGCTATACGGCGGGCAGAAAAATTACGCCCAAGGGCATTATGGTTCATTCAACGGCAACGCCGGGCGTGATGGCGGCTGACTGGTTTTCCCGCTGGAACAAATCCTATAAGGCTGGTGAAACAAATAGGCAGGTCTGCGTACATGCCTTTGTGGATGATAAGGAGGTCTGGCAGTACCTGCCTTGGAACCATCGCGGCTGGCACTGCGGCGGCTCCGGCAACGACACGCACATAGGGTTTGAAATCTGCGAGCCTGAGGGATTTTCTTATTCGGGTGGCACGATGGTTGGATACGACGCAAAAAAGCAGGAAGGCTTTTTCCGCAAAGCGTGGCAGAACGCTGTTGAACTCTGCGTCATGCTCTGCAGGGAATACGGCCTTGACGAGAATGACATCATCTGCCACAGCGAAGGATACAGGCTTGGTATTGCCAGCAATCATGCTGACGTCATGCACTGGTTACCCAAGCATGGGGAGAGCATGGACACCTTCCGCGCGGCAGTAAAACGAGCGTTGGAAAAAGATACAAATGACAGCGCTGAAATTGGTATAGGGGATCTGGTGGAGTTTAAGGACAGCGCCGGTAACTATTATCCCGGCAGCGTGACCATTCCTTCATGGGTCAAGACCGACTATTACCACAGGGTCACACAGACCGTATCCGGAGGTAAGACGGTTATAAAAGGCGGCAAAGAATGCGTCCTGCTGGGCAGGAAGGTGAAGAAATCCGGCGGTTCAGAAGTTGCAGGCATAAACACATGGGTGGACAAGGATGTTTTAGTGAAGGTTGACGGCAATCAGACCGGCGAAACGTACTCCATTTATACGGTTGCCAAGGGCGACTCCCTTTGGAGCATTGCCCAAAATCAGCTCGGCAGCGGGGCAAGGTATCCGGAGATTATGTCCTTAAACGGCCTGTCCTCGACCGCGATTTATCCTGGGCAGGTTTTGAAGATACCGCCGAAATAAGGTGCTGGCAATTGATGCAATATCATGACAGCGGGAGCGGCGGTTTGGCCGTTCCCGCTTTAATAATCGGGGAGGTGTTTATTGTGGCGCATGCAGGAACGGTTTCCATGCATCCGGAGGGATTCGAGGATTATGTGAAAAGAGCGGAGCTTACCATGCCGCCGGAGGAGATGCAGGGCGAGCTGGACTACTGGCGTTCCAGGAAAATCCTGCAGAAGATGCTTGACGTGGGTTTGGTCACACCGGATGAATTCCACAAAATCGACGAATTAAACCGCAGATCTTTCTCGCCAAAATTGGCACAGTTAATGGCGTAATTGCCTTGCTATTATTTACACGCAGAGGTATCATGTCCACCCCGGGAGGAGGTGAAAATGATGCGAAAGGTAATGAAGATAGAAGCTAACGGGGACAGATTGATTTCATCCTTGAAACTTCGGACTGCCGCCTATTGCCGCGTTTCCACCGACAATGACGGCCAGCTTCTAAGCCTTGAGGCGCAAAAACAGCATTATGAGAAGGTTATTAAAGACAATCCGGAGTGGGAGTTTGCGGAGCTCTATTGCGACGAGGGCATTTCCGGCACCAAAAAGGAAAACCGCGAGGGGCTTTTGAGGCTTTTGCAGGACTGCGAGAAGCATAAGATAGACTTTATCATTACCAAATCCATAAGCCGGTTTGCGAGAAATACCGCCGACTGCCTTGAGATCGTCCGCAGGCTTTCGGAGCTTGGCGTTTTCATCTATTTTGAAAAGGAGAACATCAATACCCGCGCCATGGACAGCGAGCTTTTGCTTTCGGTGCTCAGCAGCCTTGCGGAAAACGAGTCGGTTTCCATCTCGCAGAACAACAAATGGGGCATTAAGAGGAGGTTTCAAAGCGGGACGTTCAAGCTTGCAAACCCGCCCTACGGTTATATATATTGCAGCGGAACGATAGTTCCGCATCCAGAGCAGGCGGCGGTGGTGAAACGTATCTTTACGGAAGTTTTGGCGGGCAGAGGCACTCATGCCGTGGCAGAAGGACTTAACGCGGACGGCATCAAACCCGCCCGGGGCAAGAAATGGACGGCGTCGGCTGTCCGCGGGATACTCGAAAATGAGAAGTATGTGGGCGATGTTCTTTTTCAAAAGACCTATACCGACGATAATTTTATCCGTCATTATAACCATGGCGAAGAAGAAATGTATTATATGCAAGATCATCATGAAGCCATCATAAGCCGGGAGAATTTTGAAGCGGCAAAGCGCATATTGGAACAGCGCGGCCGTGAAAAAGGAATTGAAAAAGGCGCGGGCAAATATTTGAATCGTTATGTTTTTTCCGGCAGGATTATCTGCGGCGAATGCGGCAGCGTATTCAAACGGCGGATCCATATGGCAAATAAGCCCGGGCAATATATAGCATGGTGCTGCAGCAAGCACATTGCCAGCAAGACCAAGGATTGCTCCATGGTATACATTCGCGATGACCGCATCAAAGCAGCATTTGTTTTGATGATGAACAAATTATACAGCAATCACAGCATTATTTTGAAGCCGCTGGTTGAAGCTTTGAAGGAACAGGATGCAAGCGGTTCTTATGCAAAGATAAGAGAAATTGACGCAAAAATAGAGGAAAACGCGGAGCGGGTGCAGATACTGGTCAGTTTCCTGACGAAAGGGTATCTGGATCCCGTTCTTTTTAATAAGCAGAACAATGAAATTAAGGCAGAAACGGCAAGGCTCAGGGAACAGCGGGCAGCGCTGGCAGCGTCCTCTGCCGGAGGACGGTCTGCGCTTTCAGAAGCGGAAGCACTGCTTAAATACCTGTCAAAAGAAGGCGGCATTATTGAGGAGTTTGATGAATTTCTCTTTGAAAGATTTGTGGAAGGCATCACCGTTTTTTCGCCGGCAGAGATTGGATTCCGAATGAAATGCGGCCTTGTCTTAAGGGAAAGGATTGAACGGTAAATGGCGCATATACCTTACGGATATAAAATTAAATACGGGTCTGCATTTCTTGACAAAAGCAAAGCCGCGCAAGTCAAGACGCTTTTTGCAGAATATGCCGGAGGCTTGTCTTTGGAGGGCGCGGCAAAAAAGGCGGGCATTCCCCGCAAGCATGCTTCAATTGGACTGATGCTTTCCGACGAGCGGTATCTTGGCGGCGGATTTTATCCTGCCATTATCGGTGCGGAGCTTTTTAATCGTGTTCAGGAAGAGCGCATACGGCGCGCAGAGACGCTTGGGAGAAACCGGAATTACTTTGCTGACGATAAATCAAACATCTCGCCTTTTTGGGGCAGGGTTTTCTGCGGCAAATGCGGCAGCGAATACCGCCGCTACGCGGAAAACGGCAAGGAACGGTGGAGGTGCAGCAGGCGTGTCGTCAAAGGGCGGCTGTGCTGCGCCAGCCCAGTGATATCGGAACAAAGTCTTGAAGAAGCATTCATGGAGGTTGTCTGTGCGCTGGATATGGAGGATGTTAAAGCAAGGCCGCCCAAAAAGAGGCTGGTTATTGAGAAGAAATATGATGATCCGCTTAAGCAGGCGGAGTATGCCTATTCGCTGGTTGAAGCAGATGATTTTGATTATATGACGGAAAAGTTGATATACTTTATGGACAATGTGCCGGCGGCTTTCGACGGGGAGTTTATGTCAAAGGTGGTTAAGAGAATTACGGTATTTCACAGCGGGACGGCGATGTTTGAACTTATTAACGGAAAAATATATGGGAAGGAGCTGATTATAGTTGGCGGCAGCAAAAACCGTGTCGGTAATACCGGCAAAACCGAGGCAGAATAGAACTGCAGAGGCTAATGCCAGGCAAAAGCTGCGGGTAGCGGCCTACTGCAGGGTTTCCACTGACAATGAAGAGCAGGCGTCCAGTTATGAAGTGCAGATAGAGCATTATACCAGATACATCCAAAGCAATCCCGAGTGGGAACTGGCCGGAATCTTTGCGGATGAAGGAATTACCGGAACAAACACGAAAAAACGAGCGGAATTCAACCGCATGATCGAGGAATGCATGGCGGGCAAAATCGATATGGTGATAACCAAATCCATCAGCCGCTTTGCCAGGAATACCCTCGATTGTTTGAAATACATACGCCAGTTGAAGGACAAGGGCATACCGGTGCTTTTCGAGAAGGAAAACATCAACACCATGGACAGTAAGGGAGAAATCCTTTTAACTATCATGGCGAGCCTTGCGCAGCAGGAAAGCCAGTCGCTCAGCCAGAACGTCAGGATGGGCATTGCATTCCGGTTTCAAAACGGCGAGATACAGGTAAATCACAACCGGTTCTTAGGCTATACAAAGGATGAAAACAAACGGCTGGTTATTGTTCCCAAGGAAGCGGAAATTGTCAAACGCATTTATCGGGAATTTCTTGAGGGCGCGAGCCTTCTGCAGATAGGCCGTGGTCTTGAAGCTGACGGCATTCTTACCGCTGCAGGCAAACCTAAATGGCGGCCGGAAACAATCCGAAAGATACTCAAAAACGAGAAGTATATCGGGGACGCCCTTTTGCAAAAGACTTATACAGTGGATTTCCTTTCCAAGAAGCGGGTTATCAATAACGGCATCGTGCCGCAGTATTATGTAGAAAACAGCCACGAGCCGATTATTCCGCGGGAGCTTTTTATGCTGGCACAGGAAGAGCTGGCAAGACGGGCAAACCTTCGGAGCGGCGAGAAAGGCGGCAAGCGCGTTTACAGTTCCAAATATGCGCTGTCGAGTATCGTTTTTTGCGGAGAATGCGGTGAAATTTACCGCAGGGTGCATTGGAACAACCGCGGTAAAAAGTCCATTGTATGGCGGTGTGCTAGCAGGCTGGAGGAAAAAGGTTCTGACTGCGGCTCGCCGACCGTTCCAGAGGAAGAACTGCAGAAAGCAGTGCTCAAAGCTATCAACAGCATAATTGCCGGGCGGGATGAGTTTATTGAAACTCTCCGCAGGAACATTGAAACGGCATTGGGCGGGGAGTTTGATGAAAGCACGGAAGCTATAGATAAAAAGCTTGAAGAACTGCAGCATGAACTCTTGCGGCTTGCCAGTACAAAAGCAGCCTATGACAGTGTGGTAAATGAAATCTACCGATTGCGGGAGTTGCGGCAGGAAACATTGGCCAGCAGGGCCGAGCGGCAGAACAGGCGGCAGCGGATTGCAGAGATGATGGAGTTCCTACAAGGGCAAAGCGGTATCATCACCGAGTTCGATGAAAAGCTGGTCAGGTTTCTCATAGAACATATTACTGTGTTCAAGGATAAATTTAAGGTCGGATTTAAGTCGGGAATGGATATTCAGATAGTGTTTTAGACAAATAAATGTAACAGAAATAATAATCGCCGGTAAAGGTGCATGCTGCACTTTCATCGGCGATTATTTGTATTTTAACAATTATAGTACTATGACTGTAAATAAAATACGCAAACTTATAATAATTTTATAATATCGCATTTGATATTTTTAAGATCTTATGATACACTATTTACCATATGGGGGTGGCAGTATGGCGATTAGCTATAACAAGCTATGGAAATTGTTAATTGATAAAGGTATGAAAAAAATGGACTTGCGTAAAGTTTGCAAAATAAGTCCATCGACTCTTTCTAAGCTAAGCAAAAATCAACCTGTCAGTTTTGATGTAATACAAAAAATCTGTAATGAGTTAAATTGTACATCTGCAGATATCATGGATCTAACTCCAGATGATTAGAGCAAGTTGTAATATTAGTGTTGGAGGCTGCTATTATGTTAAATCAGTATGATATTGAGTATATAATCAAATGTTTAAAGGACGGGCAGAGAATCCCCGAGGAATATAAGTATGATCTTTTTCCTACGGTTCAAAAAGAGTATGAACTAACCTATGCAGGGAAAATGCGCAAAGAAGATATTTTATCGGATACTGATGAAATATCAAATGTTCCTTTGCAAATTGAAAAGACGTATAACGGTGATGAACATCCTTCTGCACTGGAGGATTGGAAGAATTTATTAATTTTTGGAGATAATCTTCAAGTATTAAAAACGATATATTATGATAAAGATCCGATAATTGCAAATAAGATAAAAGGAAAGGTGAAACTAGTCTATATTGACCCACCTTTTGGTACTGGAGATGAATATGATGGTAATAAGGGACAAAGTGCATACAGTGCAAAACGAAAAGGTGCTGATTTTGTCGAATTTCTTAGAAGACGTCTAATACTATTAAGAGAAGTAATGGCCGATGATGGAGTTATTTTTGTTCGTTTAGATTATCATTTTGGGCATTATATTAAAGTCATTATGGATGAGGTTTTTGGGAAAAACAATTTTAGAAATGAGATTATTATTAATCGCTTTAAGAGGCAGTTAAGAAATTTAAAACAGTTTAATCATGCAACCGATGTCCTGTATTTTTATTCTAAAACGGAGAATTATTTTTTTGAAGAAATTACAATTGATAGAATTTGCTCTTTTTGTGGTGCTCAAAGAGAACCACAATGGAGAGGTATGCATTCTCCCGGGTTAAGGCAACCACCAGAAAGAACAATTATGGGAAAAGTATATTATCCTCCAAAAGGTAGGCATTGGTCATATACACAGGAAAAGATTGATGCTCTTGTTGATGAAGGTAGAATACGAATAAATGAAGATATTACATATACTAATATTTTAGGTGAAAGAGTAATTGGATGTCCTGAGTACTTGCAGACAGAAGAAATTCCTGTTGATAGCAATTGGACCGATTTAAAAGGTTATGTTTTTGCAAGCTCATATCCAACGGAAAACCCTGAAGAGCTGCTTAAACGAGTTATTGAGTGTTGTACACAAGAAGGTGACTTAGTAATGGATTGTTTTGCTGGCTCAGGGACTACTCTTGCTGTAGCAGAAAAATTGAATCGTAGATGGATAGGTTGTGATATTGGAAAATTATCAATGTATACTATCCAAAAACGATTGCTGGAAATTTCTAATAGTAAAGACTTAAATAACCCTAAGAAAAAATACAAAAAGAACGCAAGAGCTTTTTCTGTAGTAACAGCCGGTTTATATGATTTAGGTAAAGTGTTTTCTTTATCTGAAGATAAATATAAATCATTTGTTAAAAACTTGTTTGACATAGAAGATATAGACAAAAGAGATATTAATGGAGTTTCTATTGATGGTGAAAAAAGGGGGTATTTTGTTAAAATATACCCTTATTGGGATGAAAAAATGCGTAATGCAGATGTTGATGAGCAATATATTATGGATCTTCATAGAAATATTTGTGACCATATAAAAAATAGGTTTTACATCGTTGCACCTGCCAACAATGTTGCTTTTGTAAATGATTATTATGAGGTCGATAAAATTAGGTATTATTTTTTAAAGATTCCATACCAAGTAATAAAGGAATTACATAACCAAAATTTCAAAAAGATAAAACAACCTCAAAGTCAAAATCAGATTAATGATTTGGAAGAGGCTATTGGATTTCATTTTATTAGACAACCGGAAGTTGAAACTATTTTAAGCAAAATTGATGGTAATTATTATATTACCATTAAAAAGTTTATGTCAGATTATATTATGGATGAAACTGGCGAAGAAATTGGTAACTTTGAAAGCCTTGCTATGGTTTTAATTGATAATAATTATAATGGTGATTTTATAATGAAAGACTATTATTTTGCAAAAGATTTGATAGCAATGAGTAAAAAAAGTTCTACTTCACATAAGAATATTTCTAGTGATGTCCGAAGTGATTTGAAGAATGCTAATAATATCAATGTTCCTATAAAATCACCTGGAGAAAAGATATTTGCAATATATGTCGATATTTATGGAAATGAATTTAAAGAAGAATTTTCCTTGGGGGTGAAATAAATGGAAGGCGTTGTTAGACATAATGCATCAGACCTTACCCTTAAGGTAAGAAGTAGTTATGATATTAAAAAGCTAAATTTAGACGTATGGGAAGATTATCTAGATATTCTTTGCGGTAATCGAGACTATCAAAAGGAAGCAATAAAAACTGCAATTATATATTTAGCTTCCGGAGAATATTCAAATATTGATCAGCTCGCGCGTGAAAATTATAGAAATAACCAAGATTTGCAGAGGTTGTATCGAACAGAGGATGAATTTATACATAAATTGCCGCTGAAAGGAAAACTTTCAGGTGTGATTGATTTGGCCACTGCTACTGGTAAGAGCTATGTTATTTATGGTATTGCCCAAATTATGTTATCACTAGGCCTTGTTAATAAGGTATTAGTTCTATGTCCTTCTATAACTATTGAAACGGGACTAATGGAAAAATTTAAAGAGAAAGCAAGTGATGTTAGGTTAAAGGCAAGTATCCCGGAAACAGCTTTTTTCAAGAATCCTAGGATTATTGATGCAAATAGTACTATAAAAGATGGAGATATTTGTATTGAAAATATCCATGCTGTTTATGATAGAACGAACTCATCCATAGTAGATAGTTTAAAGGGTTGTGGAGAAAATACATTAGTGCTGAGTGATGAAGTACATCATGCATATAACACTAGTGGTGAAAAAGATATAAGAAAATGGAAGAGTTTTCTTTTGAGCGAGGATTTCGGATTTAAATATCTTCTTGGCTTTACTGGAACAGCTTATATCGAAAACGAGTATTTCCCTGATGTAATATATCGATTTTCTCTTAGGGAAGCAATGGAAAGAAGTTTTGTAAAACTCGTTGAATATGTGGCTGAGGATGAAAGTGGCGATCAATATGAAAAATTCCAGAAAATTTATGATAACCATAAAGAGTTTCAAAAAAAATATAGTAATCTCAAGCCTATTACTATAATGGTTACAAAAGATATTAAATCTGCAGGGTATTTGTATGAAGATTTTATAGAGTTTCTCGAAAAAACTGAAAGAATAGATAAAGAGGAGATAGAGAAAAAAGTTCTGGTAGTTACTTCATCGCCAAAGCATGCAAAGAATGTAATAGCTTTAAAAACAATTGATGATAGGAATAATCCTGCAGAATGGGTTATTTCAGTTTCGATGTTAACCGAAGGATGGGATGTAAAAAATGTCTTTCAAATAGTTCCTTGGGAGGATAGAGCTTTTAATTCTAAGTTGTTGATTGCACAAGTCTTAGGTAGAGGACTTCGTATGCCTGAAAATACGATAGGTCAGCCTAAAGTAAGAGTATTTAATCATGCAAGTTGGAGTAAGAGTATCCAATCTTTAGTTGATGAAGTATTAGAAAAAGAAATGACAATATCAAGCAAAATAGTTGATTTACCGGAAAAAAGTAAATTTAATTTTGTAGTATATAACATTAATTATACCAAGAAAGAACGTACCGTTGAAAAGAAAGATAACTCTTCTCAGGAGGTATTTGATTTAACAAATGGAATAAAATTGGTATCTCAAAGCGAAAAGGAGCCCAAAAAGACAACTTACGAAGATATTAAAGGGCACCTCCACTCAAAGTCTACCATAATACAAAAAGAAATGATATCTATAGATGAAGTTATTAATAAAATTGTGGAAAGTTTTAAAGGTCGTGCTTTAGAAGCAAAATTAATATTTCCAAGTGGAGAATATGAACAAGAGAAATTGCCATCAACAAAGGACATTCGTGAATTTATCGAGAAATCATTAAGGAGTATTGGTGAAAATGGTTCATATCTAACGCTGGAAAACGCAGATAAAATATATGGCAGATTTAATGGACTTCTGAGAAGAAAACCTGCAACTCCTGTATTTGAAAAAGCAGTAGATATTCTTGTACCATTAAATACAGCTAATATGAGATCTGAAATATCTAGATATGGAACTTTAATAAGGGATGTTTCACTATTTTATTCTGACAATTATAAAAATGAAATAGCACAAGATGAACTGGAAATATTTGAAGCTGTTCGTCAAGAGTTAAGGAAGCGGCAGGATAATGAAATTAATAGATATAATTTCAAGACACCAGTTAATATAGTTTTTACTACTCTTGAACCTGAGAAAAGATTCGTAGAGCTCTTAACCAGTGACGATTTTTCTCAGCATATAGATGCATGGATAAAATCTAGAGATAAAGGGTTTTATAGTATCGATTACCAAAAAAACAAAGGAAGCAAGTTTAAAGCATTTAATCCCGACTTTTTTATAAAAAAAGGCAACAATATAATTGTTGTAGAAGTAAAAGCGGATAATGACAATAGTATTGAGAATAAAGCAAAAAACAGGGCAGCAAAACGGCACTTTGAGTTATTAAATTTGGAATTAGAAAAAAACGGAAAACCAGATAGATATTTTTTCACTTTTTTGAGCCCAATAGATTATAATACATTCGCTATTTATGTAAAAGATGGTAGATTTTTTGAATCAAAATTCCGTAGTCATCTTGATATTCTATTAGAAGAAACAGAAGATGAATGA